GGGTCCCCTCTATCCGAATCGAACGAATGACAAATGGAACTACAGTCCACTGCTCTACCAACTGAGCTAAGAGGGGGGGGAGAGCTCCCACGTGGATTCGAACCACGGGTGGTGGATTCAAAGTCCACAGTGTTTGACCAACTACACTATAGGAGCAGGGACTTCTCTATCAACATGTGGAGTTTCCCCTTTAAGCTCGTTAATGTATTTCATACTTATCAGGGAGACGGAAAATAGACCAGCGGATGTGTTGGCTACGATCATTGGGATAACTGAAAAGTATATGGAGTACACTAGACCCATCACACTTGCCAGAATGTTTATGCATAAAAACGCATAGTTGATGGCGTGTGTATCTTTGGTTTTATGGACGTGCACAACTTGAGGAACAAACATAACCGTGATGAGAATCGAACTCACCAGTCCTATAGAATTGATTATATCGTTCATATGTTCATTTAAAATCTAATGTTTAAGTAGGTATGATATCATTCATTATTTTGATAATCGTCAGTTTATACATCTTGGTTGGGATGAACCCAAAATATCAGTATAAGTGTTTTCTCCTGACGATGAAAAAAGAAAAGCTGAGACAGGAACGATTCTTCAAAAACCACGATTCGAGTATACCAATTGAAGTCATATACGGCCCCGACACGAGAGATGTAGAGACCGCGAGGGAATACGAAGATAAGATCAACTCAAAGTATTTCAAAAAAGCTGTGGAGATGCATTACAACACAGAAGTTCAGAGACCTGACATTACGTATTTCAACATGGGTGCTATCGGTTGTTTTATGGGGCACATGGAGTTCTATGACAGGTGTTTTGATCAGGGTTTGAAGTATGCAGTCATCTTTGAAGATAACGTAATCGTGAAATCAAGTGAACTTTACAAACAAATTCAAGATGTCATTGACAAAAAGGGTGACGACTTCGAGATGTGCTTCTTTCACTGTCTGTCGAGACTTCCCTACCACAACGAAGAAACCGAAATCGAACAGGTGAAATGGATATCGAGCACCAAGTGTTACCTAGTTCACGTCCCCAACATGAAGAAATACGTCAAATATTTCTATCCCATGGATAACCACGTGGATATGAAACATGAAGACCTCATTGCTGAAGGTGCCAGGGTCTTCTACAAAGATATGAGAAACTACATGCGAATAGACAGGTCTCACAATAGTACAATAGGACATAGGGATCATGGACAAGAAAATTTCATTTCAAGACAATACAAAAACGCTACCGTGCAAGACGTTAAGTGGGGGTACTAAGCCATGACAAACTTCCTCGCAAAGTCAACATATTCGGGTTTCCATCCACAAGTTCTCTGGGTGTTAGGAAACTTATCGTTGATGGTCAAATTCCGACCATCTTTGAGCTTAATGTTGATGCTGCATGAGTAAAGATGGTTCATAGACAGTGCTTTAAACACATCACCCATAATACTATTTGCATTCTTGTCATACATGAAGAGTTTCATACAGACACCATCGTATTTTTCAACTTCTTCCGGTTCGGTTCCATCAACAACACCGACAAACTCAGTCTCATGCCAATGCTTATCCTTTGGTGTTTCAGATATCCCAAAGCCACCCTTGAGAAGATCGGGTGTGTAGACAGTCTGTAGAATGTTCTTGCGAAGATCTTTGAACGTCACAGGTTCATTAATAGCGACGTCGCAATCGTCAATATTGACCATATACAGATTTGTCACCTTGGCATCGGTGTAATCAATGGATCGAAGGTCCTCGGTTGTAGCGGTAATTTGAGCGATCATATTTGTCGTTTGAAAATAAGTTGTTTTATCTTAATGTAAACATCGACTTAGGTATGTGAAATACAACTTTTACAATGAGGACAATCATTCTAAAAGCTGTTCCTAACGGGGCTCGAACCCGTGACCTTGGCGTTATAAGCACCACGCTCTAACCAACTGAGCTATAAGAACGGTGCAAATCGGTTATGTTACTAACCCATTGTATAACGGTGGGACTCACCCACGTAAAACTTACAAGTGTAAACTTTAAGCCACATTAAAGATTTGGTGCGTGACATGGACATGGCTCGCACGACTACAACTGTAAGACCTCCGTGGGAACTGATTGAAAAGGCTTGTAAGCACGCGGTTCAGAACAACGAAAATCCGACACGTGAATATATCCATAACTTCCTGTCAAAAAATGACTATTATGATTGCATCCCGGCCATTGACAGAGGTCTGCACTTGGGTGTGCTAGATGGTATATACGAACAAATTGGAGACTCATTCTACGTGACTAAACCATCTTCCTTGGCATCGTCATCTGAGGAATCATAGGGACCCTCGGAACTTTAGGCTTCGTGGGCTTGTCAAAAAACAGGGACAGTATTTCAGCAATCAGAATAAACTGGTGAGACATCACAGCCATCTTCGCTAAATCGGTGCCAGGTCCATAATCACCATAGCCCACAGTGGACATGGTAGTAAAGCTAAAGTAAAAAGGATCTATCCAACTGGAGAACCCAAATGCGTTTTTGTCAGTTTTGTCAAGTATCATATAGATAACGCCGTATATGATAGTCGTGACTAAGAAGGCGACAATTTTCATAGACATTTGTAATATACTGAGAAAATTTATACCGACTCCACTCTCTGTAATTCATCGATTTCTGCATCTCTACTTCTCCGTCGATTTGACGTGACACTCTGGAATGCACCTAACCATCTAGACACGGCAAGTTTAGATCCCGATAAAGAAGCCGCGTCATCACTGACGACGATACTCAAACCATTACAGACATCGGGTTTATTTTCCTTATCCGGAAACTGAACTAAGAAAGCCTGAATGGATATAGCTGGTATGTCCGGGGAGTCGTCGAGAAGTTTATCATAATCCTCACGTGACTTCATGATAAATTCTACAACATCACCACGATGTTTAACATCCAAAGACAGCTCCATATCAACACTCCTGTAAAATTTCGACCACTGGACACACATAGCCGAATGTGCCTCGGAAAGAGGAAGACTTTGACTAAACTTACTTATCGAACTGAGAATACCACCAAGCACATTTAGAAACGCGAAGAAATATTGGATTATCATTATGTTATCTCTGGTATTCGAAGAAGCGCCTTCGTTTCCACTGGGATTTAGAACCGCAAAGCCACCAACACCGGTGATGCTCGCAATGATAATACTTGGATATGCTAACCAATCATTCTGTTTCTTGTAAAATAGGCGCGCGTGATTATGCAACCATCTATAGCCGGCAGCTTTCTCTGCCCATTTTATAAGCAACTTTTCTTGTTTTTCGCACCACTCACAGTGTTCGTCTTGTTTTTGAACACTCATGGGACCTATCTTACTGAGACAAATTTTTCGCACACTCCCGGGCTAGTTTATCGACAGCCTCGTTCTGGGGATTTCCATTGTGGGCTTTCACCCATTTCCACTCGATCATTAAGAGTTCCTGTCTCAAATTATCCATTTTCACCCACAACTCCTTGTTTTTCACATCTGCACCATTGGCCGTCTTCCACCCATTTTTTTTCCAATTGTGTATCCACCCCGTTATTCCATTTTTCACATAATTGCTATCAGTGATTATACGGACATGTTTCTTCTCCATCCACAAACACTGTTCAAGGGCTTTGATGATAGCGGTCATCTCCATTACATTATTGGTCGTGTTGGGTTGAGCCCCACACAGTTTGAAATCTTTGGATATGGCACCCCATCCACCACGTCCAGGGTTTCCTAAACAACTACCATCTGTGTATACTTCATACATGATTACTTATCGCCCCTATCCTTTATCTCATATTCTAAAGCTTTTTTGGGAGTTTTGCATATAGTATCTCCACAGTGATCTCTATTTTGGTATACAGAGTTAATAGAGGTTGAAATTTCATTACACGATTTTAGATTCCAACGACCCAGTATAGGTTTTTCAACTTTAGTAAGAATGTCAAAAATTTTACGCAACATATTTCTGTTTTGTCTTTTGTGTTTAAGTCATTTGTACCTTGCACCGAGCTGTACACCCCCCGGGAAAGCGTACAGAAAACGGGCTAAAAATCACATATTCGTGCACACGACGTCGAGTACGACACCATAGTCGTGCGCCACGACGTATATCTCAAAACCCACACTTTTAGAGGGGGGTGCACACTTTTCTCAAAACCAGGTCAACAACGGCGTACGCCGGGGGTGCATACTTTTTAAACAGCCAGCCTGTCAATATGTCTCCCACGACAAAAAGGTTCTTGGAACAATATCCAGGTATGGAATCCCGGGTGAAAATGCGGGGTGCATACTACACAGAACCTGATCCGAAAGAAATATGGGACGTTGGTTTCGAATCGAATGAAGAGGAATGTCTTTTCCGGTGGTCACTGCTCGTGAAACGCCTAATGAAAAAGACTCACCCCACTGTGGAAGAAGTCGCACAAGAGGCCGCGGAAGAAGTCACACAATCCAAGAAGCGCACCATCTGGACCGCTGAGAGCAGCAAACCAAAAAGCAAGATGAACAAGAAGAAACTCCGTCTCGAAGGGTGGAGAGACTGTAAGAGGGACGATCATTTTTGAAGACGTGCCGATCGGCGCAGGGGTGGCGGCCTAGTGAGTTCCTCAAATTTAACAACATACTTCCCAAATGTGGTGGGACCCCCTTGTTTTGCCTTATCATAACAGGCCTGAATGAATTTCTTATCACCTTTTCCCTGTGTGAGAAGATTGTAATATCTGAGGGTAACCTCAAACATACACAGTGCCATATTTCTATGAAGTTGCGTATCAGGGTTGTCTTGTACGGTGTTCATCATCATAGACAGGGTAGTAATCAGTTCGGTGCGTGAAAAGTTGGGCATATTGTGTTTGAAAGAGGGTCTATCTACATCAACTTAGGTCTGCTAATCATTTTTAAACAGCATTGGTATTGTGCATTTTAAAAATGAAGATTTATTTAATTTTATTTCAAAAAGCTAAGACTAAATGCTTAGTTAGAGAAAGCGAGGCCGCCCATACCCGACTGGATGCGAAGGACGTTGTAGTTGGTCGCGAACATGTGGAGGTTGGTCGCGTTGCCCGCGGACGCGGTGGTGATGGCAACCTGCGCGTTGTCGATGCGGGAGAAGTTGCAGGTGCCGGTGGGCTGGTGCTCCTCGGGCTTGAGCGCGAAGGAGTAAGCGTAGACACCGGGGAAGGGGCAGCCGGAGTGATGCTGGAAGGGCTGGACCTGGTTGAAATACTTACCACCCTGCTCCTTGAAGCGGTCCTGACCGTTGAGGACGAGCTTGAAGGTGGTCATCGCACCCTGAGCCTCCTCGGTCCAGGCAACACGGCTAGCGTGACCCGCGGTGGCGACAACGGGGGCACCGGTCGCGGCAGAGATGGGAAGCGCCTGATCACCGACGGCGGTGGAGACATCCGAGGGACCGGCCTTAAGGGCGATCGCGTCCGCGACACCGGCGGCCTTACCGAAGTTCCAGAGGCCATCAGCGCCCGCACCAGCGAGGCACCACACGAGCTCCTTGACGGGGTGGTTGTAGGAGAGGCGGATCTGCTTGGTGCCGGTGGCATCAACGGTGTCAACACCAGTGTGCTGGACCTGCTCGATCAGGTACTCGTGGCCCTTCTGGGCGAAGCGGCGACGCTCCTCAGTGTCGAGGTAGATGTAGTTAGCCCACACCTTGAAGACACCCTTGTTGAGGTAGGTCTCCATGTCCGAGGCGAGGTCGAAATCGATGCGGACCTCGTGGTATTGGAGCGCGATGAGGGGGAGGTAGAGACCGGGGTTGCGGTTGAAGAAGAACATGAGGGGGAGGAAGACGGACTTGCCATCCTCGGCGGTGGTGAGCTTACCGTAAGTGGCCTTCTTGGCCTCATCCAGGTGAAGCTCGGTGTAGAGGCGCCACCACTTCTGGTATTGCTTGTCTACGCGCTGACCACCGATGGAAAGCTCGATGGAGGCGATCGCACGCTCGGCGACCCAGCAAGCAGCCGCGGAGCCCGCAGTCGCCTCGGACTCAAGCTGGACATACATGTCACCGACGAGATCACCGTTGCGGGCGACAGTCACGGAAACGCGGCCGGAGTTGCCGGGGTTACCGTTGAGAGTCTGCTCGATGTTCTCCATCGCGAAGTTGGTGTGGCGCTTGTATTTCGCCTGGTAGAAAGTGACCTCAGGGTTACCTGTGAGGTAGACATCCTGGGCACCGTACGCGACAAGTTGCATAAGACCACCGGCCATTTTGAGAGTTTTTGTACTATATGCGGAGAAAATAATTCTGCGACTTTCCGCGATCAAATTTTTCTCGGTCTATCTAAAATGTCCATTCGCCCTGAAGATCTCGAGGAAGGTGAAATTGTTCCTGAAGATGAAATTGACGAAATCGAAACCATAAGTGATGAAGAGCTCATGGAGGTTGATGAGGATGAGGATGAGGAAGAGGAAGATGAGGAACTCGATGTCGTCACCCTCATGACATCTCTACTCGCCACTGAGGATGGTGACACTGTTTGCACCGCTTTAATCACCATCGCTCAACAACTCCAAACCCAAAACAAAATTTTGATTAAAATTTTGAGCAAACTGTGAGAATGAAAAATCAATTAGAGAGAAAAATTGTAAGTACTATAAATGGAGGGAACCCACTTCATCGATAAGGAACCGGACAGGTATGAGGCACTATTGGAGCTGCAGAAACGGTCAATCCAGTCGATGAAAGAAGATGAAGTTTGTACTGTTGTGGAAATTTTTGAGAATGCCTGGGATCTCAGGGCAGGTGATTTCAGGAATTCGAGGGAGTTGGGTTATAGGCAATTCTTACACAAGGATAACTACGACAGTAACAACAACCCCATAGCGGAGAGGATTGATCTCATGGCGGTGAAAGGGATCAAAGAGAAACACAGACGATACCTCCTGGATTTGAAAAGGCGGATGGGTGAACTTGGTATAAAATCAAAGGAGGATGACAATGGTATTCCACTTCTCAAGAGGGTGAACAATGTAGTGAAACAACTCAAAGATGGTTACGACAACATCAGGAGACATTACAACGCCTTCGAACGTGTGGTGAATCCCACCGCTCAACCACTCATCAGTTCATTCACTGACCCCTGTGCGATGGATGAAGATGAAATTGAATCTTCTTCGGCATATCAGAAATGTATCATTCACTCCCTCGATGAAACACAAAAACGTGGATATCGCCGTTACAGAGACTACTGTTACGAAGAAATCAAGACACCTGATGGTTATGGGACGAGGGCGTGGGTTCCCAAGTTTGAAATCTCTTCATTCATTTATTCCCTCGCACCAAAGGATGACGAATTTAACAATTGGAAAAACTTTACGAGTAAGGGTAACATTTACCGAGACGTGACGAATCACCTCACAAACTGCATCGATCCACAATTCCCTGTTATCGAGAAGCGGAGACAGGTGTGGTCTTTTAAGAACGGGGTGTTTATCGGTAAAGAAGATGGACCCCAAAATGATGGTCACCCCACTTCAAAGTTCTACCCATATGATAGTGTCGATTTTAGGATGTTGGACCCTACGATCATCTCCTGTAAGTATTTCGATCAGAGATTTGTAGATTACTCCGATATTGAGGATTGGTATGACATTCCAACACCAACTTTTGACAAAATCCTCGACTATCAGGGTTTTGAAAAGGATGTGTGTAAATGGGCATACGTTGTAGGTGGTCGCCTCTGCTATGATGTCGGTGATCTCGACAAGTGGCAGGTTATTCCATTCTTCAAGGGTATCGCGCGTTCTGGTAAATCCACCCTCATTAACAACGTGTTTCAAAGGTTCTACGACACGAGTGATGTGAAGACACTGGGTAACAACATCGAGAGGAAGTTTGGTCTTTCTGCCATCAAAGACGCCTTCCTATTCGTCGCACCCGAAGTGAAGGGTGACCTCGCCCTGGAACAAGCCGAGTTTCAGTCTCTCGTGTCCGGTGAAGGGATTGCAGTAAACATAAAAAATAAACAGGCGGTCTCTCTCCCTAACTGGAAGGTTCCTGGAATCTTGGGTGGTAACGAGGTTCCGAATTGGAATGATAAATCTGGATCAGTGCTGCGTCGTATCCTCCCCTGGAACTTTACCAAGCAAGTCCAAGAAGCTGACCCCCACATGGATCGCAAACTTGACGCTGAGCTCCCAGCTATCCTACAGAAGTGTGTCAGGGCTTACTTGGATTATTCTGCTAAATACAGTGATCGTGACATCTGGAATGTAGTCCCTAAATATTTCAAGACTATCCAGAATCAGGTAGCGATGGTGGCGAACACACTGCATCATTTCCTCAACTCGATCCGCGTCATCAAAGAAAAGGATAAGTTTGTTCCAGAGGATATCTTTGTTCAGGCTTACAATTCCCACTGCGCCAGAAGTTTGAAGGGTAAGAAGCCTGACCTGTTCAACCCAGATTTCTACGTGGGACCTTTCAGTGCATATGGCATTACAATGAAAATCGAATCTGTAAACTATAAGGGTAGGGACTATCCCACACAACCAGTATTTTATGGGGTTGATATAATTGAGGAGGAACTCTCGATCGGAAACAACTTCTAAAAAAAAATCGTATATAGTAATATGAGCCAACAGGTCAAGGAATTTATAAAAAGATCTGGGGTGGATGTCCAAAGTCCAGACTCTAACTCGAACAATGACAACTTTGCGAGAGAGCTTGAGAGTGACATGTTGCGGAGAGAGCGGCTAAGACCACCCCCTTTCCGCGAACCTGTCAGACCTGAACTACGTCAACGTAGACCCCTTCAACGCAAAGGAACCTTTGCCCAATTTGAAAATAACTCCCCCCTTGAAAATGAATTTTCTGATTTGAATACGAACAAAATAGTAAATAATGTAATGGAAGCAGAAAACTTTGGTAACATCGACGAATTTACTATGCCAGAGATCAATGAATCAATTTTCGCCAATAACGACCCCGATCTCGAAATATCCCCATTTAGACCTGGTATGTTCAACGCTGGTGTTGACAGTGGGTATGGACAGAAGGATGTTGTTCTCGAACTAAAGGATGTCATGAGAAGAAGACCACTCGCTAAAACTCAGATTGCTGAGGGTCTTTATATAGAAACCACAGAGATGTTGGGGAGGTATGGCACACAGAAAGTGGCGTCGAGTCATACACGGAATCTCGGTCTCAAGGGTAACATGAGCATACCTCTCGTGACTGTGCAGTTTAAAATCATTATTTATAACGAACGTGGTGAGAGTCAGAAAGTGAGTGTCAACATCTACAAAAACGGAAAAATCCGTTTCTCGGGTGGGTTTTTGGTAAGTCACATGTCGAGGCAGCCCGAACTCATTCGTCGCTACGTCGTGGAGAACTACACCAATGGACAGCCATTCTTCAGTGGGCCGATACAGTTCAATAATTTGAGTGGTCAATTTAACATAAACGGAACAATTGATTTGAAAAGACTGCAATTCAAGTTTGCCAGGTATGGCTCGGTAAATTACAACCCCGAACTTTCCCCTATGATGTATGTGAATATGAACGGCTACACACTAAACCTGACAAGGACTGGTAACGTGCAAATCATTGGAGCTAAGAATCCAGCTGTTCTTGAGAACACATACAGATCTACCGCAAATCTGATCCGTGACTTCTATAGGTCTGGTGATAGTGGCATCTTCATAGGTAAGATGAAAGCTCCAAAGAAGGCTAAAGTGAAGAAGACCGTGAAACCCAAAACTGTCAACACAAAGATCAAGCGTGTTTATAAGAAACGGAAGCTGACAGCGAATCAAATGAAAGCGGTTAAGGTGACCGGTAAAATTTGTGAACGCATGAAGAGATCAGAAATTGTAGATCTCGCTAAAAACTTTGGTATCGTGAACTTTAGAGTCAGGGGTGAAAATGGAACCAGGAATGCCACAAGAAAGGAAATTTGTAACATGATAAAGAAGAAGACCAATGTTCAGACCTTTAGGAATACAAACAAAAACAAAAACTCATCCTTATCTGGTAAGGGTGACACGTTCAGGATTAACAAGACACTGTGTAACAACATGTCCAAAAAAGAAATTCAGCGCATCGCTAAGATTTTGAAGATTCAATTTGACGCGAAGGACACTAAACCGGTGTTGTGTAAAAAAATTGAGATGTATCGCAAAGTAAAAACACCTGAACCCAAACCCAAACCCAAACCCAAACCCACGAAACGACAGGTCCAACGTAACAAGATCAACAAGCGCGTCGCGAATCTTCGTGAGAAGACGATTAAGAAGCGAGGCTTGAATAACAACTCCATTCGTAAAGAACTTGAAAAGGAATATGGCTCTAAATGGATCAAACGTTACAAACCCAATCTCAATAAGGATGTTCAAAATGTGAAACGAGCTTTGAATGGTTTGCGACCTAACAAAAGCACTGGAATTCCTTTCAAGGGTGATGTCAAACAGTTGGAAAAGCGTATGGTGAATAGATGGAAATTTGAAAGAAGAAACGCTTTGGAGAAGAAATACCTCATGAACAAAGTGAATGCCACCGGTATTCCACTGAACATGAGGAGTAGCTTCAAGAATGCGGCTTCGAATTACATCATGAACCACGTGAGGAACTTCAAAAGAGAACCATCTCAGAAAAAAATGGATGATTATCGGAAAAATTGGTTAAAGCGGAGAAACAACTTAAATACAAATGGGCGTCCGAGAGGAATTAACAGGACGGTTAGAGCTAGGGTTGAGAAAATATAATCAGGGTGTCAGGGTTAGTGATAACACTCAAAAATGGGGAACAAAACGAAATTCCTGGTTGGATATGGCAAAGGAAGAGTTCCTCGATGCCATCATCTATATCATCGCGGATTACATTAGAGACGTTAGAAGTAGGGGTGTGATGGCACCATTGTCTTTTAGAAAACGTGATGAGATTGATGATAACAAACTCATCATGTCAATTTTTGACGAATGGGAAGAGGTGGAAAGTCCACAGCATAAGATGCTCTTATGGAACCTGTTCAAGATGTTGAATAGTGACATATTTAGTAGTGAAGTTTAAATACAAACACAATAGCGCAACACCTATTTGATATGTGGCAACATCCCACATATCAATTACCGCGAGTGGAACAAAAGCCATAATAGATAGAATTCCGTGAACCATTATATGATATGTAGCAATTGGCCACCCTGTAACTACCAACATGAAAGTCGTGAACATGAAACAGACGTTAACGATATCTACAAATCTAAAAAACCACGTTAACATGAATAAACTTATGTAAAAAAATATACATGTCACAGCCTTCCCCTTCTCACAAAAGGAGATTCCAGTTATATGGACACTTGTTCGCACATCGGGGGGTTCCGGTGGAGGTTCCGGGGGTGGAACATCTTGGTTAAATGCTATAGCGAGTTCACCACTTGGCCCCTCCACGACGAGATGTCTCGCCTCATACATATATACCAAGAGGACTTATTGTTTATTTACCTTACAACCTGACAAAAAATATTCTCAAGTAATAATAGGTATGTCTACAACTGGGACCAGTAAACTGTATAAGAAACACAGATTATTCTATAAGAATGGTGCACCGAAAATCCTGACAAGCACAACACCTCAGCGACGAGTACTGACCCCGAGGCTGCGAATCAATCGCATTAACAAGGTTACCGGTATAAAAACATCGCGAAATTTAACAACTGCCAAAACAAATGATGAACGTGAGTATGTGCGTGAAGTTGCTAGGTACTATATGGCCATTAAGAAATTTAATAGGAGTGAAGAACTGGTGAAAAGCATGAGCCCAGTCGAACGTCGTAAATTTTTTATGGAATTGACAACTCCACAACTGATTGAATATTTCGTGAAAATCGCAGGGCCATTGGCCAGGAGTTTTGGTTCAAAGATGAGAAAGGCGGAACTGGTCAACATAGCAGTAAAATCGATTCGATCTTCGAAACGACGGACGACTTAACGTTTAAGTCTGACATACAATTTTCCTGTTGATAGTCTTTCCGGGTTCTGCGAGTTGTTTAAGGTGTATCGTGTGGTAGTTGAAGTTATAGTTTGGGAAAGTTTCCTTGATCTTTTTTGAAATACCATTACCCTGTAAAGAATACGGAATTCCTGTACACACAGCCTTATGTTCAAGACCCAACAACTGGTCTTCCATGAGCACGAAGTCTTTCAAACTGTCGTCACTCACACCATTCCCGTGCATTTTCTCGTACACACCCCTAGAAGCCCCCCCACTGAGATAGAAGAAGTGTGAACCCTCCACTTCTTCTATTTTAGAGTGTTTATCATGCATGAGAAACAATATCACGAAGAATAGCACTACGTAAATCATGTACTATCTACCCATATTTTTCTATGGCGTCTTCGTAGAGATCTTTTTTCACATACGCTAACATTCCAGTAGAATTTCTGTGTGTAGGGAGCTCGAAATCTTCCATCGCTTTTCCCCAACATCGATCCATTAGACGATTAAACACGACCGCCTTACATGTCGGATCCACTGAACATTCATGGAAGCATCTTTTTTCGGTAAATGGAATACTAGAATTGGGACTGTAATGATACAAATTCATCCCATCATAATCTTTATTACGTAATAATTTAAATGTGCTCTGCTCAACTTCTTCTTCTGGCTCAACGTTAAACGTGCTTGCCTCTTCATTCATCGTTTCGACGGGAAATGGTTCTGGTTCTTCACCCGGTTCTGGTTCTTCACTTGGTTCTGGTTCTTCTATTGAATACCCAAGTTGTGATTCCATTGACAATGAATCGGGTGGTGGTTCCGCAGTTGATACCAGCACGCTACCTACGGAAGATATACTGATAGACATACACATGACACATGATATCATGAGCAATACCAGGGTTAAAGTCGACCCCCCACTTTTACCGGGGTTGCTCATTAAAGTATGTATAGATTTTTTTTTCGTCTCTACGCTTCCGTGCTATCCTTGTAATTGGGGTTTCGACCTTTCCAATACTTTGCCTTTTTCCATTCTCTATATGCCCAATCCTGTTTACGTTTAACCTGAACATATTCTGTCCCCGTCCATTCCATGTCGGTTGGATGTTCCCCTTTAGCATGATCTCGCTCCATTTTCCAATACGTAGCTCCATATTTGCTTTTATCTACAGTATAGCAATCAGAATGAAGATTGTGATCATTTACACACTTTTTATCAGTTGCTTCACCTGTATTATCACCGTATACTATACATTTTCCAGAATCTCGTCCCTCTCTGAAGTGTGATCCATTATTTGGATCAAAAGGATCATCATCAAACAATCGTAAATCATATAAAAACTGTTCACCATCCCATGCCCATGTGAACCCAATTCCCCCTGTTCTCTCATTTTTATTCGCACACTCGGTAAAAGAAAAATTATCATAAACTTTTCTTGTCCAACCAGATTTCTTCTCGTCGATGATATAAGGGCGGGATTGTATATTAAAGGGTGGGCGTTGTGTGAACTTATAAGCACTTTTGTCCATCAGACCTTTTGCACCCGGTATTTTCGTGTAATCATGTAACAATGACTTCTCCCAATCACCAATTGAAGAATTATAGGTCCACTTTGTTTCAGTTGCTCCGTTTTCCATATATTTGGGATATAATCCGTATCCCTTTATTTCATCATCATTCAAAATTGCCGCCAGTTGTGGAGTTTGACAGGTTCCTTTTGCGACTCCTTCATCGGTAAGACCTTCGTCATCGAAAGTCAATGAGCAATCACAATTACCATCCATCTGTTTTAAATGGTGAATTTGTGTATTAGGGTTTCCACCACACTTAAATGGATCTGGTGGAGGTGGATCTGGTGGAGGGGTAGTTCCACCCACGTTAGGGTCGTCTTTTCTCCACACACCATTTGTTTTTTGGGAGAAACTGTGATGTTTCGGACAATCTTTGAATAAAGTATAATTTTTACTGCCATCATTTAGTTCATAAATACTAACAAAATTACATTCTGGGTCGTCGTTACATTTCTGTATTGATTTCCTGAGTAGATCATCATCATTCAGCGATTTTGAAGAGCTATCACTAAGCCCATTTACAGTAATTATATTGCCCTCCCACCATTTACAGTAACGATCTTCGGGTCCAAACTGTGTGTAGCCATGTTTTACAACCGGTGGTGGAGGTGGTGGAGGTGGTGGAGGTGAAGGTGTGACACCGATTCCTCCATCTTCTTCGTCCACACTCACCTTTTTCCATGTTTTCACCACATCTCCATAGTTATCCAAAGACTTATCCTCACACACCTCAGCTGAAAAAGTTCTATAATAACCATCTCCAAACATGGTTAGATACTTACAGTTAGGATCGTCGTTGCATATTCTTACACCCTTCTCTAGATATTTCTTATAATTTTCATTAAATGTCCCATCTGCTTTAATTGTAGACAGTGCATTATTACCATCACCCACACTTCCATCTTTGATCCATCCACTTTGTTCGGGGTACGGTTTAGTGCTAGCACAGGTTTGGTGAGACTTTCCATACTGTGAGTATCCAAAAACAGGACCCTGTATATCAGGATCTACCCAGTCCGCCTTTTCCCAAACTTTTACATACGTAGAATTGTCACCTTTGTCACGACATTCACTGAACGTTTTACCTATGGAGTATTGGTGATTTAATTCAATTCTCTTACAATATTTATCTTCATTACATTTTTGGATAGCTCTTTTTAATAATTTTTGATATTTATGTGAAAAGAAATCGGCCTTGTCTACCTTATCTTCTCCTTCTTCACGCAGATACGAAGTCTCTAATACTGTGCCCTGACATTTGTTACCTACCCATACAGGATCATACCCCATAAAAGATACTTGATGTTTCTCCGAGTTTGTCCCTATACCTTCTCCAATGTCGGGAGGGGGTTGTGGTCTTTCTGGTTTACCAGTTTGATCATCATCTCTTTTATATAATTTTCGATAGTTCGACCAACTCGTTGTCCCAGTGGATGGAATCTTACGACCTTCACACTTAGAAAACATTTGCCCACGGCCATATTTATCTACTTCTAGGAAATTACAATCGTGTTCTTTCTCACAAAACTCGATATTTCTTTGAACATACTTTTTGTATTCGTCTGAATTGAGATCAACCGCCTCCCCACGGTCTGTCACGGCGTTTCCATACTGTGGTCCAAATTTGGGGTATTCTTTAGTTTCACATTTATAATCTGTGTCAGAATCATTCAATCCTCTCCATCCTCTCCAGGATGGGGGTTTCCTTTCGGGGTTAATGAGTGACGTGTATCCGTCAATCTTATGTGTAGCAGATGTAAAATTATTTAGAGGAACATCTCTCTTTGCGACTGTGCTGTCAACCTTTTTCCATGTCACGGTATTATCATCAGTTTTTCTGTATTTAGGATCACACTCACCTGCTGAATACTTATAAAAATTCCCATCTTTCGAGACAGACACATAGTCACATCCATCATCTCGATTGCATATGAACGCAGCACGTCGCTGATACTTATGGTAATACGGGTCGTCAAAAGAAGTAACCGTATATCCTTCTTCACCATCGTTGATAGCTTTTGTGCCTCCCCTATGCTTTCCACCACACTTTATACCAAAACCTGCCTCTCCATCATCCGAATATCCATTCAAAGTTTTGGGTTCCCTGGGACATACATCGATGTTACATGGTTGGTTTTGTACGGGTATGCTCTCTTGTGGGCATTTCCCACCATTCATTGGTTCCACTAGGGTATTCCACGTGCGAAACTGGGTGCCACCACCACAATCTTTGGTGCATCCAGACCATTCGGACCACTCACCGGAACAATCGATGGGACACTTTTGTCCCTCACAGGGTCGGTTTTCTATGGGGTTTGGGCAAACCTTTCCACCATTCTTTGGTTCCACCCGGGTAGTCCAAGTGCGAGATTGTGTGCCTTCACCACATTCTTTGCTACATGTAGACCATTCAGACCACTGACCAGAACAATCAATGGGCTCTGGAGTAGGACCAGAAGTCGAAACGGGAGTCGGAGCCGGAGCCGGAGCCGGAGCTGGAGCCTGGGGAGGGGGCACCCCCATGGGTGGGGGTGGGGGTTTCCTGTTTGATAAAGGTGGTGCAGCCTGTATGGGTTCAGCTTTCACGTTGTCCATTTGTTTTCTCCAAAACTGTGAGTTTCCAACCCTGTTTCTTTCGGTAGTTTCTACAGGTTCGGGTTCCAAAGTAACCGACCTGTTACCAGCGATAGCAGCCGCCATCACCGAACCCAGCATCAACAGGATCTGGGCCATATCTATAGTATGCAGATATTTTATACAAGTTTTGAAACATCATTGATTTTGTTGAGGATGTTGAAAAATTTGTAAATTGAATCAACATCCTTGGGATTGATGATCTCAAGTTCAATCTGGTAAGATGCTTCCTCTTCTGAGTCCATGTCTGCATTGTCACCTGAGGAGATTGTCATGTCGATACTCAGATTCTTGCGGATGAAAGAATGCCTCGTCTTGGTTCTCTTCCTGTCCATCTCATATTCACCAGATGTCGGAATTTCCCTGGCGATACAAAATCTGACATCCAGTGGTTGGTCACTGTCGACAAAGTCTTCTTTGTGAACCTTGATCTTTTGAATCATTTCTTGTTCTCCGGAATCTTCATCACTGGTGATTCTGACACTGTTTGAGTCGTTGTAGAAAACTTCAACTGTCTTTGACTTCTTTTCCTCCCACCCGTCATACTTCTTCAAAGCTTTGAGAACCTTTTTCCATACATCTTTTCCAACGTTCGTGTCGAAAAGGGATCCATTGTGACGTCCAAGACGAATTTCGACTTCAATGTCTCCTTCGTTCTTGTGAGTCTCAAAAAGGGGGAGGGTCTTGTCTACGATCTTCTGAATATTCATGATGATTGTTCTTGTCATTTATGATATTGCGTCTTTCCCTTAAGTGTTTAATGTTCATAAAATTTAATGAAGGGTATAGAAAATCAAGGAAATACATGTTATTTCAACACAGCTCTTCAATGCATACTTTATATCCCAGTCTTGTCGAATCATTACATCAGACATCCATATCAGGGTGAATGTAAGTTTTCTAGGGCGTATTCCGACTTGACGAAAGAGTATTGGACAAAGGGCCAGAGTAATGTCAACGTGTCTGTATTGCTCACTTTGTTTCAGGAACAGTTTCCGCGATTCAAGAAAAACGAGCAACACGATGTCCAGGAGGCTCTCTTATGTATCATCGATATTTTGGAAAAAACCACACCGGAAATCAAGAAATGGTTTTACGGAAAGAAGGTTCAGGAGACTATTTGGCCCACGGGAAAATCAACAAATGAAGAAGACTTCTGTATCCATTTGGTCACTTCTACTGGTAAGGATATGGGCGAGACTCTATCAAAGAGCACTGATTGGAATGTCATAGACAATTACATAGATGACGATGGGAAAAGACATAACCTGGCTACTACACGCATGGTATTCTCTCAACTTCCAAGGGTTCTTGTCATTTCGTTTGACAAAAAGTGTCACGTCCAGGTTTTGGAAAAACTAATAATAGATAACAAGGAATACAATTTAATTTCTACAGCTCTTCACGTAGGAAATCAAAGTGACGGTCACTACGTCAGCTTTGTGAAAAGGAGGAACAAATGGTTTTTGATTGACGATGAACACATGAAAGAACACAATCTACCTGAAGAGGGTGGTTTTTACCTCATGGTTTACAATCTAAAAACTCCTTCATCTCAATGTTCTCCTTGATGTTGACAATAGTTCTGTAAAACGTTCGTCTGTTGTTGGGGTAATTCTTGTCAGTTCTCCGTTTCAGTGGTCTCCACCACATGGGTTCTTCCCACGTTACGTATGTGCATTCAATTATCGCACCATCCTCCATCCAGGGTTTGTCTTGCACCCGGTCGTGTGGAATTTCAGACTCAAAAAATAATTTCCCCTTTTCTTGAACATACAATCTCCATGTGGGTCGTCCCTCTTTAAATCCAGGTGTTTCTCGTGAGGGTTCCCACTTTACGAGAAAGTCCACTGTATTCTTTTCACGGGGTTTCCATTTAAACATAGTCTCATGGGTCCCGATTCGTATAGGATCATTGACTGGTGTAAACACGAGACCATCGATATCCTGCTTAACTGTGGGGAGATATTCATCCATGAATATTCTAAAATCTTTCATCGGGTGAAACTGCTTACATTTGAGTCTGTATTTATCAGACTTCATGCATATCATGGACTTAAGCATGGCTTTGCAAGCGTCCATACGTTTATGTAAATTCAAGTTCCATACCATCTCCCCCGATACAATTACGGCATCGTAGACCATGAGGACATTTTCATAGAGTTCACCATCAAGGATTGTTCCTTCATAGGCGGACTTCTTCAAGTTGATAGGAACTTCAAACATCCTGAAAGATCTATTCACAAGAAGACACTTTTTCTTTCCCTCATACATGAGGGCTACGAGCATGTGCCTCTCCCCATCGGTCTTCTCACACACGACGTATTCACCACCCTTCAAAATGGGAAAGTGTCTACGTTCAATAGAGATTGGTTGAGGTCCTGGGAAGTAGTCCTTACTACCCCATACTTTATGTATGTATGATACGACATATTTATAAAGTGGGGAATCCACCTCTATAGACATGTTTAAAAAACAAACAAAACCTTTAATTCAGTTTTACACTCGCCGCGTTCAGGATGTTTGATATACACTCATGTGTATATGTCTGGATCAACTTAGATGCTGAAAATGCATAAATTTTGACACCATTTTCGATCAGGTTTTCAAACATGTTGGGGTATAGCCTCCACGTACCCTTCTTTTTATTTTTGATATGTTTGATGACAGTTTTTGGTATCATTACCCAAACTTTGGCACTCGTAGACACGACATTGTAAAACTGTGGTGAAGTCTTCTTTCCTAAAACAGTATCAAACTCGAGACCCATTTGTGTCGTGGGCTCTTTTGATTCCGACTTCACTTTTTCTTTGAACATGTCCCAATTAATCCCCTCTTTGACACCCGGGAATACAACTAGCCCTGCATTTTCATTCACCTCTAAACTCTTATTGAGTGAAAGGTCGTCAACCCCTATACCAAAATCGATGAAAAGGATTCGGTCATACTTTTTCATACACTGTTCGATGGTTTCAATTTTTTCAAGGGTGTCATCATTCACGTAGACGATTTGATGATTCACTGAATTATGAAGACACTTTATGTTTAGTCTCAATATAGAATGTAACGTCTTCACATGACACGACTTCGATCTCGTGACCACTATCGTCACAAACTTCATACGATAGTATCGTTTTTAAGCCTTAAGCCTTTCATCCATGCACCCACTGAAAGGTAGATTACCTACATGACCCAGTGTGGTATTCACGTCTGCGAAAATTTTACCACCCGCTTGTTGCCACCTCCGACAGAAGGCGTAATCTTCTGACAAATATCGTTTAGATTCTGGATCAATCATACAATCAAAAGCTGCGTGGTAATCATCAAAGTCACGGTTCTGGTGATCATTTTTACACCACAACTCTGGAAACTTTTCTTCAAGTTTCTTGAAAACTGGTCGACCGATGAGCATGAACCCAGTTGGACCATCTAAAATCTCCACGAAACCATCCTCTATCGTTCGTCGAGTCGCACCTATATTGACGACGAGACTGGAAGAAAGCATCGACATATCACGTTCGTCATCGTTACGAACAGCGCTAGCCGCTTGTTCCCACATTACCACCTTTTTGGGGTAGCATGCGACAGACAGTTCGTGTCCAGATTTGATGAGACGGACAACGGCGTGAGGATCAAATTCTATATCTGCATCTATAAACATTAGGTAATCACAATCCGTCTTCTGCATGAAACGCCCCACGGAAACATTACGAGCTCGATGAACTAGTGATTCATTTTCAGTAGTATCAATCATTAATTCAATTTTTTCTTTGATCAACAAAAGTTGGAGTTTTATTACACTCGACATATATTTTTCTAAACAAAGACCACCATAACAGGGGGTTGAAAGAAAAACTTTAGTCATATTCTATCTATGTCCTTTAGACTCTAAGTGTTTTTTCAAGATATTCTCAATCTTATTTAGTGTGGGAACGGATACCGAGCACTTCTCACAAATCTCATTTTTTGTGACCCTGGCCCCGATGACCATGTAAATTATAGAAGAAGCCACACTGTTTGGTGTTTTACTCATCAAATCTACGCAATCTTCTGTTTGGTTGCATAGCTTGATGCACTGAAGGCGTTCCTCCTTTGTTATTTCAAACGAATTCAGGAGACGTTGAATGACATCAAAAGCCTTTGTGACATAATTCTTCTTCGTCTCACCCATAATATTGTCTTTGAAAATCTGGGTTGTTCGACTGATATCTTTTGATTGAATTCCGAACATCTCGGCAATTTCTTTTGTAGTTCTTGGGTGCTTTGCGAGTCTACACGCGTATAAAACGCAGTTGGCTTTTATCCCGAGACGAACGGCACCTCTAGTCAGTTTTTCCTCGTTGAATTTTTTATACATAATCTTAGCGTCTTTTAGAACACAATCTGGTAGAGTGTGACACGCCTCATCGATATCTCTATACGCGTGATACAGTGACCGATCCTTGTGATTCATAGACATATGAAAGTTGATTTTAGCCATTCGCTTATTCTCATAAGAAGAGAAACCCTTCGTAGATATAATTGTCCCCTTCCCCCAGTTGTGTGAAAAGAGTTCAGGGTTTGCTGTCGGGTTTCCACACCTTGAGGGATCATTCACTTTACCATCATCAGTAATTCCACTCGTCCATTCAGCCGTGTCGTCTATAAAATTGTCATCGACTAATCCACATTCTGAACAGACCGGTAATCCTTCCGGGCTGAAAACCTTCACACCTGAACACTCTTTACAAATGTTTGTATTTACTATCTTTTCTTCATGTCTTTTGGGTAATAGGGCGTCTATTTCAGACCATATAGTTGCTAGCATTGTTTTGTTTTCTGTACGTATGAAATTTAACTTAGGTGTCTAACGCGTGTTTCAATCGCCTCAATGGTTTCCTTGAAACTGCGACCTCCTGATGTTGTTGGTTCCCATTCATTCCATTCTTTGTCGATTTGCTGATGATCAGGGGGGAGATCTATAGGCACACCTTCAATCTCTGTGTCAGAGACTACAAATCCACCTAAGTCGGATTCAGAATCACCACCTTCGTCGTAGAGATCACTATCTGTGTCTTCGACATCTATCTCCGAATAATAGACAAACATATCAGTTCCCAGGGGTTTCATCTCTAGGTCCGCGAATGTCGTCCCGGACGGGTAGTGCTCCATGACACTCTCATAAGGTGCTGGAGACATGTCACCATCATCTAATTTGTAGACACACGCAGATTTGTAGAACATTTCGGTTGGGTTCAGGTAATACATGCCAAGTGTCAGGCCGGTGTTCATTGCGACAACACCATACATTTCCTCCTCAATTCCTTCTTCATTTACTAACAATTTTACAATGTCATTTTCATTTATTTCTTTTGGCACAATCATGCTTAGAGTTTTCCGACAAATTTTTATCATTGATAATATCACAGATGAAAGTTATTATTTATTCGAAGGAAGGTTGTGAGTACTGTGATCATGCAGTCAAGTTGTGCGAATCGGAAAATTTGGAGCACGAGAAAATCATAATTGACAAAGATGATCTAAAAGAGATATGTGGTAAAGCAGTCTCGGCCTACCCTCAAATATTTATTAATGGACGTCACGTGGGAACCTACTTTGAATTTCAGGACTACATTGAAGATGAATACGAACCTATTCTTGAAGAGACCTTAAACAGATTTACAGTGTTTCCTCTGAAGTATCCAGACCTATGGGATCTTTACAAGAAGGCGCAGATGTCCAATTGGACTGCAGAGGAAGTTGACCTGTCCAAAGATATTGACGACTGGAAAACCCTGAATGACAACGAACAGAAATTTATCAAATACATCCTGGCTTTTTTTGCTGGGTCTGACGGTATAGTTTTTGAAAACATCAACAACAACTTTGCAGACGAAGTTCAAATCTCAGAAGCTAGATCCTTCTATGCCTATCAGTCACATAACGAAATGGTTCATGGTGAAACATACTCCAAGCTCATAGACAAGTATATCAAGAATGCGTCCGAAAAGAAACATCTATTCGAGGCTATCCAAACAGTCCCCTGTATAAAAAGGAAAGCTGAATGGGCACTCAAATGGTTTGATAAAAAGAGTAAAACGTTCGCGGAACGCCTCTTCGCGTTTGCCTGTGTTGAGGGAATCTTCTTCTCTGGGAGTTTCTGCGCTATTTACTGGCTAAAAAAGAGGGGTCTCATGCCCGGTCTTTGCTTCAGTAATGAACTGATATCTAGGGATGAAGGTCTTCATCAAGAATTTGCTGTTGAACTTTTTAAGCATCTCCGCACGAAACCCTCTTCAGATACAATCCACAGCATCGTCAAAGAAGCTGTGGAAATCGAGAAGTCGTTCATCATAGACGCCCTCCCCTGTAACCTCATAGGTATGAATTCTGAAAAGATGTCGGAGTATATCGAGTATGTATCTGACCGACTCCTAAAGCAGATCGGTCAGCCCCCCATATGGGGTTCTAAGAATCCTTTTGATTTCATGGAAAATATTAGCCTGGACGGGAAAACGAACTTTTTCGAGAAAAGGGTGGGTGACTATGGTAAACTAGACGATGACACTGATGAAATCGGTTTCGATGAAGAATTCTAATCGTAAAATTTTACATTCAGTGGTCCTGACTGACTGTAGAATTATTTAAAATTTGAAACTTAATGGAACAATGTTCCTTCGGGAGAAATATCCATGGAACCAAGAACCGTACCACTTCCCTGTAGCTCAACCTCCTTCTCATGGAAATCGGGTTCAGGGTTTGGAGCATCAACCATCTCGGGTTGCGTCTTCACCTGTTTCTGACCCTTCTTACCACCACAGCCACAACCACCCTTCTTCTTCTCACCACCACAGCCACACCCGGTGTTCTTCCTGATGTTCATCATACCCCACACGACGAGGATGAAGACGACTGTGTGCAGCAGAAGACCCATAGTGGACGGACACCCAGTGGGTGTCGCGATACGAGACCCAAAAACGGAACGCATGAGACGGAATGTTTCAGGGTTCGCTATCACGAAAAACGTTAAACCAGAAATGATGGATGTGATGAGCTTCTGCTCCTGCTTCCTCCCACCACAACCACAGCCACAATCTTTGAAGACACCCATTATACTTTACAGTATACTTGGAAAAAAATATTTTTTAATCTTAAGGATGGAGCAGTTCAGTATCCCCCCTGGATACAAGTTAGTTCCATTGAATATGAAAAATGGTTCTTCAAATAGTGCCACGATCGTTAAGTTGTTGGGTGGTGTTATATTTTTGATTGTTCTTTTGGTCGTTTTCATGATTTCGAAAGTAACCTCGGAACAGAAGATCACATTGAGACGGATGGAATTACAGAATGAACAACAAGCTTCTAAAGAACAGGTGATATTGGATACGATTTCTGTGGAACCAGTTTCTATGGATCTAAAAAAAAATACAACTACGTCTCAGGACCTTTCATCGGCTCCACAGACGAAGTGGAAGGTGCACAAAAATAAGGATGCTACAATGGGAACCAGAGATGTATTTCATCTAACCAGATATTCAACACCGAAGGCTAATTTAAAAAATTGTCTAGAAAAATGTGCTAAAAGTTCCGAGTGTGGGGCTGTGATTACAGATAACTCAAAGTCCCTCTGTTGGGGTAAGTCGAATATAACACAATCGTTTAGTATTGGTAACAGAATCATATATGAGAAATCTGAATATGGTGTTTTAGAACCATGGAATACTTCGGCCTCGGTCTCGGCTTCGGCTTCGGCTTCGGCTCCGGCTCCGGCTTCTAACGTTTCCACAAATGGACGATGTGGGCCATCTTTCAATAATACGATATGTCCAGGTAAGCAATGCTGTTCTGGTTCTAACTGGTGTGCTGGAACTCAAGGAACATCTAGTGCTTGGTGTTATTATAACAAAAAGGGACGCAACGGTGGAAAATATGATGGAATAGCTAATTAAAGACAAGACTCTTACTATAGATATAACCAACTACAAATGTCGCTCTCTATTCAGCAGTCTACCGAATTCTCCCCTGCCTCTGTGCAGTTTTCGAAACTTCGCAAGAACAAGAATGGCGGCAAAGCCGTCTACCTCAACGCCGGCGACAACAAAAAGCTCTACGTTCAATTTCCTTTCATGCGCTCTCCTTACGGTCTGAGTGCCTTCACTGATGAAGGCACGGGACGCACTTCTTACTCCCTTGACCTCTCTTTCGACCCCGATAACGCCGAAGCCATGGAACTCCATGCCAAGCTTAAGGAACTGGATGAGAAGATTGTCAATGAAGTTGCCAAGAACTCTAAGGAGTGGCTCGGAAAGGAATTCAATGTGGCTGTCCTCAAGGAAGCTCTCTACAAGCCTATCGTGAAGCCTGGTAAGGAGCAGTATGCACCTACTATCAAGCTAAAGGTTCTGACAAAGCCTGATGGGTCTTTCGTCCCCGAGTGCTACTCCATGCAAAAGGAACAGGTCGCTCTCGACACTATCGAGAAGGGGCAGAAGGCCATGGCCATCATCGATCTCAACCAGATTTGGTTTATTGACAACAAGTTTGGTGTGACTATCCGTCTTCAGCAGGCTCTCTTTGAGCAGTCTGCCAAGTTGCCCTCTTTCGCCTTCAAGGGTGTCAGTCTGCCAGATGCTGAAGAGGAAGAGGTTGACGACATTGATGATGATGTGGATGAAGATCAGTGAAAAAATTATCGGGACTTATAAAAATGAAAAACTTCTACAAACCTAAAACAAATCTAAAAATCGTATACATCGAGGAAGAGGATTTCGTCGTTAAGCAAATCCTTGATGATGACGCGCTGATATATGATCAGCGCCTGATCAAGTCTCCAGTGTCGGAGTTCACGTATGATAAGATGTTTTACAACGAACTTTACGAGAAGGAGACCAACATTGCCAATGGATTCAAAGAGGATAGGGGTATCGAGGTTGGTAAATGTGTGATTCAGTAAACTTTCACTTTTTCAACTACAACTAGTTGACAAATTGAAAACAAAATGTATGATAATACCAGATGAACACACAACTTAAAAAACTGCTCAGGGGGAAGAAAGCTTGTGACCCTAAGTCATATCTGTCCTTGAAGAAGAAGAATGGTTCAATCACGAAAGGAGCTGTGAAGATTGGTGAAGGACAGTATGGTAAAGTGTATAGGGGTTGTGTCGATGATAGCTGTAAAAAGTTTGTCGTTTACAAGGAAATTAAACAACCTAAATTAACTGAAAAAACCAACAACGTGCCACTGGCTGGTTTCGTCAACGCGATCAAATCTGTGAATCCCAAGATGGAATTTACAATCGCGAAAAAGTTGGAAAACTACGGGGTCCCGAAAGTGTATCTTCACAAGACATGTGACGGAAAAGATTATCTGTATTCAGAGTTCATAGATGGTGAGGAGCTTGATAAGTGGTTCAGAACTAGACCCACCCTAGATGCTGTCAGATCTGTAATGGCTCAAATCATTTACAATTTGTACCGTATTCATAAAAAGTATCCCGGTTTTAGACATCATGATCTCCATGGTGGTAACATCATGGTGCGTAAAGTGCCAAACAAAGACATTCAAATTACAATGAATAAGAAATACTCCATTCCAAATGGTGGTGTGGAAGCTGTCATCATCGATTTTGGATTTTCCACTTTTCCTCGACTCAGGAATCCTCTGATTAACGCTAAAAACTACGTTAATATAGGAATATCGAGAAAGTCTAACAAGTTTTACGATTTACATTTATTCTTGAACACCATGTATGGTCTGTGTAGGCAGCCTTCAAATCGGACTGAGCGTATAGTAAAAACATTTGTTGAATCTCTATTTTCACCAGAGTATCTTAGTATGAAGTCCACTAAAATTAAAAATTTTAGGCTTCGTGGAAATATGAATCACACACTTCCGAGCTTCGAGACTGCTCTCATGAGACCGTTCTTCACAGAAACTAGTAGAATGAACCAATTACGAAAGTTGTTCACTAAACCTAAAGTATCACCTAAGCAGGTGGTGTTCAAAGCCCCGAAGGTGGCGAACAGGGGAGGAAATGCACAATCACGTGCTATCGCCATTCTGAAGGCAAGCAAGCAGGTCACGAAAAAGAAGCCAGTGGTGAAAATCACCAAAAAATAATTCTAAACTAATAGTAAAATGTATCTTCTCGCGATCCTCATCGCTGTCGTCCTTATCGTACTCGTTAAAGTCTGTATGAAAAAATCTCCCAAGAAGTCTGGTGGTGCCGGTAAATTTACCGTTTACGGGACCATGGGTTGTGGTTGGACTCGTAAACAGTTGGAATATTTTAAACAATCAGGAAAGCCGTTCACCTTCGTCGACTGCGACAAGGGTGAGTGTGCTGGTGTTGAGGCTTTTCCGACCACTGTTGACCCATCTGGTGAAAGAACTGTTGGGTTTAAAAAGTTTTAGATACCCCGCACAATCTGGATGGAGAGGGAAAGAATGAACGCATCAACGAGAGACTTGATGGGCTTGAGAGCGGAGATGTGCTTGACTAGGGAGCGGTTCCACACAAGGCGGAGGATGAATGTGCTGATGAGAAGGTTGAGCACAAACACAAGAACCTCCATGAGGGCGTCAGACTTGTTACGAGACTTTGTAATCTCCGAGATCATTTATTAAAAGTAAATATTTTTTTCTGAGTAAACTATAGATGAAAAACCTCCCCCTGAGTGGCAACGAAAGTAAGTTTTCGACAAAGAGGTGGGGTTCCAAAAGGGGTGTAGGGAACAATAACTGTTATGCATACGCCGTGGGTGACTACGAGGCTTACAGGTGGCAGAAATCCATACCAGGTGATCGCTCTGGCCTGTCTAATGGCAATCACACGTATACACATTGCACCAGTCTTCCCAAGCGCGTAATTTCCGACAATCCAAAAAGGATTTACAAGACAGACGCCGCGAAGAAATGCAAAAAGGGGTATTTTAAAGTCATGATGTTTGTCTCTCCTGGTAGAGCCTCAAACTATATAAGGCAAGGTGACTTTCATTTTTACAAACAGCACGGGGTGGTGGAGTATAAGATCAAATCGGGAGATACTATTAAATCAATCGCTACATTCTTCAAGGTGCCCGAATCGAGGATTAAAAGGGGAGGTGCTTTCAAGGTAGGTAAGCGTATAACGTTCAAGGCTAATGTATTTAGTCATAAACGTGGCTGGGCTACCGGTCCACTTTTAACCGACGCGAAGGGGAAAGTTATTAAGGATCCTCGCAAGTGTTCAAGGAACTATCCTGGTCTTAACTACGAGAGATATTGTAGCTCATTCTGTGTCAAGAACAGAGGCATCAAAGTCGGAAAGACTCATCCCAAGGTCAGCAAGAATACTCTCTAAATCTGGTAATTCTTCTATATCAAAATTGATATCAAACAAATCTAAAACACTAAATATAGATTCTTCGTTCAATGTCACAGAGTTTGAAGCTGCTGTTACATTGTTTTGAATCGTCACCACCACCTTGTATTGGGTGACGTCGAATACTTTTCTACACACTGGACACGTGTTCTTACCTTGGTTTTTCCATTCCTCTAGACAGTGGGAATGAAATACATGTCCACATCTGAGCGGAGGATTTGCCCTCGTTGCCCTGACGTCATTGAGACATATAGAACATGTATGCATTCTAGAGTATGGGTCCAAAGTTTTTTCATTGATTTTTCTCACTTAGTAGGTGTTGGGTGTTTTCAGGAGAGGTTTGTCACACGCGTTGCAAGGCCCGGTGCCCTGCTCTGCCTGCACAGCATTCATGATAGCAGGACCCTGCTTTTGGAGAAGCTGCCTAAACGAGTAGTTATCTTCGTAGGTGATTCCGTTGTTTTTCATGATGTGGTTGTTGAGCAATTGGGCTGAGGTATTCACAGTGAAGCACCTGCCATCCGCCATTCCAAGTCTCTGAGACATATTGTTAATATAAATCTAGAAATTAATTCGGCGGTTGGTGATTGTCTGCATCCAGGAATTGAATCCCTTTTCCCGAAGTTGTTTGATCATGGGATCACAACGGTATCCGAGATAAATGTCAAAGACATCAGTTTCCTCAGTGGGTGAAACTCGAATCTCAGGATTTTCATTGATGTGCTGGTTAATTATATTGTAAGCAAAAGCGATCTCTTTGAGGGTTTCAGCTCCAGTGATGATGATTTTTCCGGTGCTGAAAATGCTTGTTGTGATTTCCTTCATGTCTTCTGAAGGTTTGAATTTGATCTTCACAGCTGAGTATCTGTCAGGTTCAAACGAAACTTTGAAGATGTCGTTGTATTCCTCAAACCAGTTTGCAACTTTCAATAGATTCACGTTGTAATTGAGACTGAAATTCGAGTTAATCATGACTACCCTGAACGAATCAGCCGAGACTTTAATCTCCGTCCCCAAAAAAGTCGATAGGATATGTGTGAGTTGTGTGATGATGCGTTTGCAGTCGAATAGGTCACAACATCCAGCAACCTGGATGCTTCCGTTAGGAAACACCTTGACAGATTTGGTGCTGTAAGTGTCATTATAGGTTAAGGTAACCTGATTATAGAAGGTGGTAGGTTTGAGTTTCCATTCAAAGCCTTCCGTTTTTGATCCCCGACGTGTCATTTTGTAGGATCCAATTCTCTCAAACGTTTCTCGAAGCTTCTTTATGTCAATTTCATGCATGAATTTTGAGACCATTGTGATCGTAGTAATCTTGACCCATGAGGGACGAAGATCATCTGGTAAAGCTTTACGGATCTCGTCGAGGGTGAGTAAGTAAGAGAAACTGTTATTCGCTATTGACGAATACATGATTTTTAGACTTAAATTTTTAATGTCACACCTCAAACTTAGGTGTTCATTGTGCAAATTCCATCTGACTCCATTTCTTCATTACACGCCTCAGGTTCCATGTTACAGCACGTGTAATCGTATCGATACATAGTAAGATTTTTACTTTGACCCGGGTAACTGGGGTTATCTTCTTCATCCACTAGCCCTGGCTCAGGTGGTACGATTGTGCCATCAGCCGCTGTTCCACCAGCCACCAATTTGAAATTGGTGAGAACTTGTGTTTCTCCCGGGCATTTAATCTCATGACTTTGAAGTCCCAACGCATCATCTGTGACGAGATGTTCGGGTTTGAGGTTGGTGGTGGGTGTCTTATAGTTGTGACATTTACCACGTGGTATCGTGTCCAAGCATTTGTATAAATACTTTGTAGTATTCATTAGTTTATTCGCCGAGTCAGTTGTGTAGTCATATCTAAATTGACTTATTGGTGTATCACCATCCGAGCTGGATACAATCATATTTGTGTCATTCGTGCCTCTTGTCCCACCGAGATCACATCTGACATTATGTCTATAAATGGTTCTCATATCGATAGGAACATCAAGGAACTTGACACCAAGACTCACTGGTGTGACTCCAGGTGTTTCGAACGTTTCATCTGCTATATTAGCGTTTAGACCACCTAGGCATGTGTAGTCATATTTATATTTTCCATAAGAACATTTCGTTAGTCTGAATTTTTTGAGTGCACTTTTTCCACAATCCACTTTCGCTGCCATATCATAAATATTGTCGAAACAGGGTGTGGATCTTTCGTCTTCAAAGTAAGACTTACCTCTCTTGAGTTGTATCAATGCTTCCATATCCTCAGCTTTATTATCATCAGCTAGATCATAGATGAGTTGTGCTGCCTCATCTTCACCATAAAGAGCGGAGAGTTCGTTCCTCAACGCTTGTAACTCGTCTTCTTCATCCTGTGTTGAATCATAATCATCTTTATATTCAGAACCCAACCATTCAGATGGCTTGTCTGGTATGAAGTCACTGGCGGTGTCTGGTAGAATTTTTTTGAGTCTCACAGCGAATTCATCACTCCTTTTGGGAGCGAAGTACAAAGCCGTGAATGGTGAACCACAACACACTGAACAGCACACAGCAGCACCAACGATGACGAGCCCAGCCATTTATATATCAAAATATTTTTTTACTTAGAGACAAGATATGCTATTATGATACATGTCTCTAAATAACCTTTCATCTGCGAGATCTGTTCATGACGTAGATTCTGACTTACACTACGTCGAGATGGTTTACAAAAAGTGGAACAATAAGCGTAAGGAGTACAGCACCTACACCGATTTCATCAACACCGAACCTATAGGGGACTGGAATCGTATTTCCTGGAAATCCACTGGTGACACGGATTACTACAAGTTTTTAGATGTGATGGTCGTAAAGACTGTCGAAGTCCTTCAGCGGATGGCCGAACTGTATTTGGATCAGATCCTATACATGGAACAGGATCCCCGCTTTTACGTGAGATTGATAAATGCCGTGAAAATTCTAGATCCTACATTTCAACCACCTCGCATAGATATGGGAAGTGCTTGGCAAGTAGATTTCGTGACTAAGTTTTGCCGGAAATATATTCCAGGTGTCGTGCAGACGTGTATATCAAAAAAACGTCTATTTTACTTCATCTCCGTAATGCATAAACTAGCATCAGAATGATTAGAACGACGATGGCAGCCTTTGTTGCATCTGGGACCATATGCTTCTTCGCATTGGATACACCCACACTAACAACTTTTGGCTTTTTCACCTTACACGAAACTCCATAATCAATGTTACGCCTGGGATGAATCACCTTGTTCATGACGTTTTGCTTCTTCTGTTTATCGCAGAGATGAGTCTCACAAAACGGACTCTTCTTGGTTTTGTGTATTTCGTGGATGCCAATCTTATCGATTAGTCTCTGTTCCCTGTCACTGGGTCTCTTCCTCGTGATCGAATCTCTCGTATAATATTCCTCAATCTCTGTCCTATCTGTTTCTCGTATTCCTCCTGGAAGGGAGAATTCATCTACGACAAATGGGTTTACCTTATCCATGGAATGTTTATCGCTGAGCATATAATCACTCATTCTTGATATTAGTTCAGATTATATTTTTTATCATGCATCTTGGTTTGGTGCTCTTTCCACATCTTATCCAAATCAACATTTAGCATATGAGCCAACTGAAATAGGTAACTGAAAACATCCCCCATCTCCATCATGACATCGGTGCCTCTCTCTTTTTTTAGATTTGTCTTCTTGAACGTCTTCTTATATTGTCGAATTGCAGAAGCCAGTTCACCAAACTCTTCTGTCAGGAGAAGCCACACTGTATCTACAGCAGCCCGATCCCAACCCTTCTGCTTGCACACCTTCTCCGTTTCTGATTTATAGTAGTTGAGACTCATTTCCTTACTGAATGGTAGACTGTAATCTTTAATTAATTCCAATCTTGTTGCGAGGTAATTTTTTTCCAACCGTGCTCGTATTCACTGGTCTGTCCATTGGTTGGCTGATGGTATCAATTTCACTGGCATAAGACATGTATTGAGACACACCGGTTTGGATTTGTCCGAGTGAGGTGTCAATAACACGGACGTTCATATCTCTCACCTGGTTGTTGACGTTGTTGTAGTGATCACCAGAATTGCTGATGAATACGGACCTCATGATACCGTACAAGTCGTCGGGGTTTTGGTAATCGATAGAGATGCCTGTTCTGTTTTTGAAAGTCTGACGAATACCCCGCTGAATCAGATCCTTATTGTAGGGTGAAAAGAATAATTTGTTGAGGGGGGTTTCACACTGCTTCAGAGAATCAAGGTGTAAGTTGTCACACATTTAATATAATAGACGAAAAAAAAACATCCGTAAATATTAAAATGCTGAGTCCCACTGACTTTAAAGATTATGACACTAAACCCGACAGTGTCGAAGAGACCCCATGCAAACCCCCAGCCTGCTTTGTCGGGTCGTATGCTCCTGTAGCAAAGCCTGGTGAGGTGGGTCCTTTCTACGTGAACACTTACCTGACTCAACCAGACAGGAAGTTCGAGACATTGGGTCCTGCGACTGTGAGGAGCGCTGATCTTGAGAAGTGCACGAAGTAGTTTAAAAATAAAATTTTAAGGATAGTTATATGAGGGTCACTAAACGCTCAGGTCGTATTGAGGATATGAGATTTGATAATGTCACCAATAGGATCAAGAATTTAACATATGGACTTTCAGAAAACTGTGATTCCTCTAAAGTTGCTCAGCAGGTCTTTTCTTCCATGTATGACAACATCACTACCCAGGAAATCGACATTCTGTCAGCTGAAATCTGTGTTGGTATGATTACATCAGACCCGGATTATGAAATCCTGGCAACTCGTATTATTGCCAGCAACATTCACAAGGTTTGTCCCAATAACTTTCATCTCGCCATGCGTAAACTACAAAAATTTGATATCATCACCGACGAAGTCGTCGAAGTCGCACAACAAGTAAAGGAACACATCAAGACGGATCGGGACTTTGATTTTGGATACTTTGGACTCAAAACACTCGAAAAAAGCTATCTCCAGCGAGTAAATGGTAAACTGATTGAAACACCACAATACATGTTTATGCGTGTCTCCATAGGCATTCACGGTAAAGACATTCCATCCGTCCTGGAAACCTACGACAAAATGTCACAGGGATTCTTCATTCATGCCACCCCTACTCTGTTCAACGCCGGGACCCCTAGACCTCAGATGTCTTCCTGCTTCCTTATCGCAAACAAGGAAGATTCCATCGACGGTATTTACCAGACCCTAACTGAATGTGCGCAGATTTCAAAATGGGCCGGGGGGATTGGCATGTCTATTCACGATATTCGGGCCAATAAATCAAGAATTAGGGGAACCAACGGCCAATCCGACGGAATCATTCCGATGCTCCGTGTTTTCAACGCGACTGCTCGCTATGTCAACCAAGCTGGTCGACGTAAGGGGTCCATCGCGGTTTACCTTGAACCATGGCACCCCGACATTATGGACTTTCTCGAACTTCGCCTCAATCAGGGTGACGACGAGGCACGTTGTAGGGACCTCTTCACAGCCATGTGGATCCCGGATCTCTTCATGCAGAGGGTAGAGGAGAGTGGGAACTGGTCTTTGTTCTGCCCCGACAAGGCCAGGGGTCTCTCGGATGTTTATGGTAAGGATTTTGAGGAACTATACACTAAATACGAGGAAGAAGGACTCGCCACCGCGACAGTTCCAGCCGCAGACATCTGGAAGGCTATCCTGAAAAGTCAGACAGAGACTGGAACTCCCTACATGCTCTACAAAGATTCCTGTAACTCGAAGAGTAATCAGAAGAACTTGGGTGTCATCAAGAGTTCTAATCTTTGCACAGAGATTCTGGAATACACTGATAAGGATGAGACTTCGGTGTGTAACCTCGCATCCATCGCCCTTCCCAAGTATGTCAACACGGAGCTCAAAACTTTTGATTTCCAAAAGCTACATGAAGTGACCAAGATTGTGACGAAGAACTTGAACCGTGTAATCGATCGTAACTTCTACCCCGTTGAGACAGCCCGTCGTTCCAACATGAAACATCGCCCAATCGGTCTCGGTGTTCAGGGACTCGCTGATGTTTTCATTCTTTGTGGTCTTCCCTTTGATTCTGAAGATTCGCGAACCCTGAACGCACACATATTTGAAACGATGTATCACGCAGCCCTAGAAGCAAGCTCTGAGCTCGCAGAAGTTGATGGATCCTACGAATCATTCGAGGGTTCTCCAGCCTCCGAGGGTATCCTACAACCCGATATGTGGGATGGTGAAGTAAAATTCAGTGGGAGATACGACTGGGATGCCATGCGTGAACGTATAAAGTCGAAGGGTCTCAGGAACAGTCTTCTCATGGCCCCCATGCCGACCGCGTCGACGGCTCAGATCTTAGGTAACAATGAGTGCTTTGAGCCTTACACGACAAACATATATCTTCGTCGCACACTCGCCGGTGAATTCGTGGTTGTCAATAAACACCTGGTGAATGATCTGAAACGTGTTGGTCTCTGGTCCAAAGAGATGAAAGATCTAATGGTTAAAGCGGGTGGTTCCATTCAAAATATAGTTGACATCCCAGATGATATCAAAAATCTTTACAAGACTGTTTGGGAGATTAGTCAAAAATGTATTATCGATATGGCAGGGGACAGGGGTCGTTTTATCGATCAATCACAATCTATGAATCTATTCATGGAGAGTCCGACACTTTCAAAATTGTCATCGATGCACATGTATGCATGGAAGGCGGGTCTCAAGACTGGAATGTATTATCTCCGCTCTAAAGCTAAAGCGCGTCCAATCCAGTTTAGTCTGGAACCCGACTGTGTCGCCTGCTCAGCTTAAAGTTTTGACCCGTGATAGTAATATAACTCATGGACAAAGCATTTGAAAATATTCAAGTCAATGAGTACAATAACCGAAGGATGGTCATTTCTACAAAGCAGGGAACACCTCTAAAGATTCAGTTTCCACGAATGTATATGCCCTTTGGTGTTTCAGGCTTTGTCCCTGAAATTGGTCCAACGAAATACAATATCGACTTTGCCATCAAGGGTTGGGATGAAGAAGAGAGCTACATGAAGAAATTTTATGACTCTCTCAAGATTCTCGAGGGTGTGATTATCGACTCAGTCGCTGAACAAAGTGAGGTAATCTTTGGTAATAAAATGACCCGTGAAGAGTTGTTACCAATGTTCAATTCTAACGTGAAGGAGTCTAATGATCGTGAACCAAAGTTTCGCGTCAAGGTTGATACCACCGTAGATGATAACATCAAGGCGAACGTCTTTGATGCAGACAAGAATCCTCTACGTGATGCCGTCGAGAATGGACTGTATTCAAGAAATTCGGGACATGCCATCGTTGAACTTGGCAGTGTGTATTTCTTGAACAGGAAGTTTGGATGCACGTGGAAACTTAATCAGCTCATCGTTTATGAACCCCAGAATTTGAAGGGATTTCAATTTAAGATTTAGACTTATTTAACAACATAATACTATAAACCTTTTGTGCCTCCTTAAGCAGTTTACCCTGAACCCTGGTAAATTTCTTTGGGTCTATACCTAGTTTAATTTTAGCAACTTTTACAGAGTCTTCCCACTTGGAGAGAGTCATTCTTACTTATTATCCTTGATTATTTTTTTGTAGGTTTTCGAACCCTTCTTGGGCACGAGGCAGAAGTGGTCCTTCTTGACAGCCTTCTCCTTCGCCAGCTCGACAAAAGCCGCGAACTTGGGGTTCTTCTTCAGGGACTTCTTAGCCGCCTTGCTGGCCGCCTTAGAGATGATACGGCCATCCTTCATCTTGAGATCACTTTTACGCAGACCACCGGAAGTCTGAGCAGCGTTACCATGGAAAACTTCAGCGCGGGAACCAACAGTCATTTATATTAAGCACGGAAAATTTTTTTAATGTCCAAAATTGAAATTTTGTCGGACGTCCTGTTTACTGGGATTTGTGATTTAATCCTGTCATCATTAAGGACTTCTGAACATAAGAGAGATTTATGTCCCTGGAGGGCCATCATTTCTTCTTCGACACTCACAAATCGCGGGCATTCCTTGTAAACCAACTTTTTAACGTAGACGGGCTGGGTTTGTCCCATGCGATGACTTCTACCAATCGCCTGGAGTTCCGTCGCCGGGTTCCATGCAGGGGCTGTGATGTAAACCCTTGTAGCTTCTTGAAGATTGAGACCCTGACCACCACTTTTGATTTGAATGATGAAAACCGCACCAGACGACACCTTTTTGAACGCGTCAATCTGCTGCGCACGAACTTCCTTGGAAACAGACCCATCGATTCGGAAAACGGGGCACGACAAATGAGATTGAATATAGTTCATCTCACCCTTGAACTGACAGAAGATGAGGGTTTTCTCTTCGGGGTGTTCCGCCAGTAGTTTGAATAAGGTCTCCATCTTGTTTGATCGCCCGGTCCACTTGGTGGGTTCCGTCTCGTTTTTTTGAGCAACTCCGTTCAGATACATCTGGGGCCAAATCATGCACTGCCTCGCTCTCAGAAGGCACTCCAGGATGATCATGTTTTTAGAGTTTAGGGTTTGTGCATCCCTGAACGCGTCTTGAATGATGGTCTGGGCTTCCATGAATACAAACTCATATAGAGACTTTTCTTCTTCAAACATGTCAAGCTCGACGTTGTCAAACACGCATGGAGGAAGTCTGAGACGTTCGTTGAGCTTGACGAGGTCATCTTTGGTACGTCGGAGAATGTAGACATCCTTGATCTCCCTCGATCTTCCCTGCACAAAATTCTTGGAAAGACCCAAGAACGCGCAGAGGGACACAAAGTCTTCCATCGAGTTGAACACTGGGGTCCCCGTCACAATCCACTTGATGGTAGTCTTCAAACGGCAAACATTCTTGAAAATCTTGGAACGTTTGTTCCTGATTTCGTGGGCTTCATCGAGAATGATTCGATTCCAGCGACAGTTGTGTAGAGGGGTTCTCGCATCCTCTTTACCACCGTGCACAGTGAGTAGTGTATACGGTGCGATCGTAACAGAGCATTTGCCTGGGGTTGTGAGAAGTTCCCAATCGAGATCTCGATTGGGGCCATCGAATACTCGAACTTCAATAGTGGGGGCGAAGCGCTTGATTTCTTCAACCCATTGGGTGATAATAGATTTGGGTACGACGATTAAGGTGCGTTGTTTGGGATTTCCGAGAATCGTAGAAATCAACTGCACCGTCTTACCCAGACCCATTTCGTCACATAAAAAACCACCTTTAGGTCCAGATTCCTGGTTTTCCATACCAAGCATCCATTTTACTCCATCTCGTTGATAAGGTATATACAAACGAGTTTTAATCGTATCTATTGCCAACTTGTATTGTTGACTAGTCATCGTGATAAAAGTCCTCCTCAGGAAGTATTTCAATTTCACACTTGACTGGTTCCGTTTCTTTTTTTTTACGCGTTTTCTTCAACTTAGGTGGAGGAAGTTCATCTAAATGTTCCCTAAAATATAAAACTTTATCCCAAAATGCTCTCATAATTGGGAGATTGGTTTTCCACCAGTCACGATCCCTCTTTACGTTTACGACGTCAAACTCTTCCGGAAGAGGCCAGTTCGTCTCTGCTGGTTTATACTGAATAAAGTCGGCTTCTTCTAAATCTAGAATCTCCATACAAAGTTGAAGCTGGGGCATATAGTGTTCCGGAACTTCACCGGGTATGATTTTACGTTGAGGAGGACACTTAATCTCCACGAGTTTTCCAGATTCAGAGACTCCATCCGGACTCCCACCTAGCCATTTCTCGACCGGGTGGGGGCAAAGGCCAATCTCATGGACGACTTCATTGTGCCTCTCTTCGTAGAGAATCCGAGCTTCATCTTCGTATTTTTCACCATGACGGGTCGCCGCATTCCCCATAAATTTCTCACCCAACCCACACTTCTTGAGTAGAAGACCATCGGGTGTCTCATATTTATTTACACCTATTGCTGTTGCTGCATCACTAGCAGTTAGCATCTTACCACGGAGAGCCAGCCATTCCTCAGATTTCTGAGCGGCATATTCCCGTTCAATTAACGCTTTAACATTCGGGTGCATATTACACAATACTAATTCCTAACTTTTAAGCCAACTTAGGCAAAATCATACTTCGCATACGTTCCCAAAAGTTCAAAGTAACTTCGGGCTGCATTCTGTTCAGCTTGCTTCTTACTTTTCGCGATCCCCCTGGCGAAGAATACGTTTTGGACGTAGATGTCAATATAGAACACACCCTCGTCATGACCAGACACCCTGTATTCGGGTAGTTCCCACCCGTTCACCTGACAATACCGCATGAGATGATCTTTGTAATTGTCATCAATCATGATCATATTCATGTTGATGATTTCAGGATCTTGATATATTCGTAGGATAAACTCTTTGGCGTGAATAAGACCAATATCCATATAAATCGCACCAATTAGTGCTTCAAAAACGTCTTCGAGGATTTTGGTGTTGTTGTTCCATGAATTCCGCATACCCTTTTCATCCATGATGACATACTTGTTGAGATTCAAATGATTTGCGATATGAGCCAGTGTTTCACCACGAACGAGCTTTGTTCGAGCCTTCGTGAGGAAACCTTCTTGCTTATTCTCATAACGATCAAATAAATACTTTGTGATCACGAAACCTAATACAGAGTCACCAATAAATTCCAAAGTTTCAAAAGATTCATTTAGTTGTTCATACTCCTTTAGAGCAGACTTGTGTGTAAAGGCTTTTTGGTACAAACCTAGGTTCTTTATTTTTGTACCAACAACTTCTTCAACCTGTGCCTTATCAATGAAGGTCACCATATTGTTATTATGTAATGGGTTTTATTTTTTAAGCCTTCTTCACGTAATGAGGAGAGAGATACTTCTGAAGGTTAAGGTAGGTCACGACGACACCCTCGGGAGGGGCCAGGAGCTCACGAAGCTTATCGTCGAGGACAATCTGACGACCGTTGTCGGGGTGCTTGAGACCCTTTTCGGTGATATACTTGTTGATGAACTTGGTCACCTCAGAGCGGGAGACGAGCTCACCATCGGAAAGTCCGATAAACTCCTTCAACTTAGGTGTAACTTCCTGCTTGCGATTGAATCCGTTGTTTTCGGCACGCTTCTTCGCCTTCTCACCATCAGGATCCTCCTGGGTGTTCTTAATCTTACGAACGAGCTTGGTCAGGTTCTTCACGTCGTTACGAAGGGCAGCAATTTCGGTCTGGATGTTTTCGAGGGACATTATATCTTTCTTAGCCCCCTAATCTTTAAGTCTATGAGGAAGATGAAACATAGACATATGAAGATTCTCACGATGTAATTAAACGCTTTACCCTTGTCCAGTGTTTTTAGGGGCTCCGTGTTTATTACATCAAGGGCATCTATATATCTGAAAGGGGGTCTGGATCCATCTGAGACACACCCACCGAAGCAACATTCATTTGGACATCTCAGAACTCTCTCACCACGGCGCACCCCACAGAATTGGCTTGGGTTGTTGTAAAATTGATAACAACGACATTCATCTATGACGTTGCATACCATATTATTATATTCCAATATATTAATGGACGAACATATTTATTCAAAGTCAACTAGGGATGCATTCCTGAATGAGCATCTACTCTTCAAGGATCCAAAGATGAAAAAGTATTTTGACCGTAATCTCCAGAGAGATTTGGGTAAATTTAGAACTCAAGCTCGAACGAAGCATTCGACGAAGGGTTTTGAAAAATTCATGTACGTGTTGATCACTGATAGCATCCGCGATATAATTCTACAAACTCTGGGTGAAATCACATCACACATGAAAGACATGGGTGACTTGGTGATCAGTGGTGGTGAGGCTTTCAATATATACACCCCTTACGATGATCGAATCGTCACGAGTGATATAGATGCGAAATTCGTGCCTCGAATGTCTGTTGACCCAAAATTCTTCGGTAAGTTACAAGCTACTAAACTGATTCTTTGGGATAAACTCGGTCAGGTTGCTCAAAAGTTGAACTTGAGAATAAAAAGGAGAATATTGCTCATGAGAAAAAGGTATCCCAAAATATTCAAGTTTTTGGGTATCAATTTTGACAGCAAGGGTCCTTATGTCACGAGGAGATACATTCTCATAAAAAAGAAAAAGACGAGAAGTGATAACAAACCGAGCAAGGGGGATGTTTTCATAGATGTGGAATTGTTCGCTCTTGACCTCAACATCAAGTTCTTTTCGACAAAGACTGGTAGAATTGAAAATACTACTATAGGGGGCATCTTAGACATACCTTTCATGCGCCCCAATGAATTCGGTTATGAAGTTGTCTTATCCAGGCGTAAGGGTTTAACCTATCGTAACCCCGAAACTGGTAAGTTGGTGAAAAATAACGGCATATTCGTAGCTAGTAAAGAGTTTCTCATCGAAGACATCTACCTCATGCACAAGTTGAAATTACGTCCAGAGAAGAAGGAGAAGGATAGACAGAGGTTAGTCAGGCTGTCCAAACTTTTTGTGAAAACTGTAAATTCATCAGACTCGATCGAGACACTTTTCAAGAGAGTTCATAGTAAAATAGTCAGGAAAAAGCCGGTCACACGGAAGAATGGGAAGGTTTCCATGACTAGAGCTGCGAAGATAAACCCTTATAAGTATAACAATTACACAACTAAACCTTCAGACGAGCGTCTCTCCAAACAATTTGTCCATGGGTTGAAAACTACTTCCAACAATGTGAAAGTGAATGGCTACGAGAATAGCTCAGGGAACAAGAGGTTTAACATCAAAAATTTGAAATGGAAAAACGTGACCAACAATTCTTACGTTAAAAATGAGATGAATCTCAGAACGAAGAATGCAAAAAAAATACCACAGAAACTGAATGTGGGTAAAACTTTGTATGGTCACAAACCCAGGAGAAACAAATGGGTTCCAAACTCAGTGATAGACAGGGCAGCCGCTATACCATTTGTTGGTTTAAAGAAATAGTTCTCATATAAACTACAATGATTTTTGATACTCTCACAAAGGGTGAAGATGGTCTTCGTTTCGTCAAGGTTCGTAACGACAATAAGCGCAAGGTGTTCATTCAGTTGAATGGTGTCAAGATTTCTGACATCTCTGATGAGGTTGTCCTAGACCTCCTCTCTGAGACAAACATCGAGAAGGTCAACATGGTTGATGCCAAGAATGTCGAGGCTGCCCAAGAGAATTCCACCGAATGGTTCGGTAAGGATCTCTCCGAGGCTGTCATCAGAGGGGCATACACCCCCAGTGTGGTTAAGGGTCAGGTGACATGCGACCAAATTGAGGCTACGAAGGTTTTTGATTCCCAGCAGGAGAGCGTCGATTTTGAATCTCTTCAGAAGGACAAGTCTTGTGATGTCATCTTGGAATTTTCCGGACTCTGGTTTGCCAAGAAAACTTTTGCCTGCACATGGAATCTTGTCCAGGTCAGGCTCCATCCCGAGCCAGTTCTTGATACCTACCCAGACCAATACGCTTTTGTCGATGATGACGAGCAATAAAAAAATTTGTTAATTATATATAAAAGATGATCAAAGGTCGCAACCAGAACATTCTGATGCTGGTCGCCGTGGCTGTCCTTGTCTTCCTCCTCTGCAACTTGAACTCCAAGTCTTCTTACACCATCACTGAGCGTGAGTATGCGCCTTTCGGTGCCGGCCCCGTTGTCGCGGGTCCTTCCGCTGGCCCCACTACCGCGGGTTCTTGTGGAATGAACCAGGGCACAGGTCTCGCGTCTTCCCTTCTCCCCCGTGAGATTGCTTCCGAGGAGGACTTTGGTCAGTTCGCGCCCGAGGATGTCCTCGCTGGTCAGAACTTCCTTGACCCCCGTCAGCAGATCGGCCTGCCCGAGACTATCGGTGGTGCTCTCCGTAACGCCAACCAGCAGATTCGCAAGGACCCCCCCAACCCCAAGGATCCCTATGTTTGGAACAACTCGACCATCACCCCTGACCTTATGCAGCGTGGGTTGTGCGCCTAAGCTTAAAGATTAGGATATACATATAAATTAATAATGGCGAACGTCTCTAACGAGCTCTCTGAAACTGTATCTAAGCTTGTAGATCTCACAAAGCAACTTTCTGATGCAAAATCTGATATCAAGATTCTCAACCAGGAGGAGAAGCGCCTCAAGGAAAATGTGAAGAAACACATGGTTGATCAGGGTATTGATACCATTAACCTCAGGAAAGGTAAAATCAGTCTACGTAAGTCGGTTCGCAAATCTGGAATGAGTAGGGATGCGATTAAGGATGGTCTCATGACTTTTTTTGCAGGTGATGAGACTAAGGTTGAAGGAGCTTTAAATGCAATCAAGGATAATCTCAAAACGAAGGAATCAACTTCTATCTCGTTAACAGGTATAAAAGATAAACCCCCCAAAGAAGTAAGTAACTGATCATCATGGTCTGGAGTCAATACGTATACGAAGCCACTAACGGTTTCGACCCCGATGCCAGCGATGATGATGAATTTTTTGATGACACTCCTCTGAATATTGAAGACTGGGAAGTCCAATATTCAGACGAATTATGGCATATGTGGAATATTATCAGGACATCCCTGTATGACTCGCATATTACACACGATGGGAGATTTTGTGACTTTGTGGAATTTTGTTTCAGGGAACACGAGACATGTAGTGAACGAGTCACGTGGGATGATGGCGTATATGAAGAATGTCTTCATAATGCCTGGAGGCGTATTAGACAGAGTGTGAATGCCAATGGGCTTCACGAGGAAATGATGAGGGGTGCCAACTTTTTACATTTCGAAGAGTTCGCGAAATATTATATGGAACTATATTAACATGCTTCCACCAAACCTCACAGCCCAGAGAGTGGCTATCCCAGCCGCACTTTTTTTAACATTAAGCCCGGGTGTGCTTTTGACGACCAACGGGGAAAAGCTTTCTTTCATGAATCAAAAAACAAACCAAATGGCGACATTTTTCCACGCTCTCGTGTTCTTTGTCGTGTACAGCCTTATAGCCAAGGCTATGGGCTTGGTCCTCACCAAGGCCGACCTCCTGGTGAGCACAGCTCTATTCCTCGTCTTGAGCCCGGGTCTTCTCCTTACTTTACCCCCAGGAAGTGGGGGAGTCTTTCGGTCGGGTCAGACGAGTGTGACTTCTGCCCTCGTGCATTCCATAGTTTTCGCGATTGTTTTCGCGACATTGCGGCGTCAATTTCCTCAGTTCTACTAAGTAGGAAGATGAAATACCTTGTCCTGGGACCAGCTTCAATGGGTATATTCGCTCTCATTGGAGGTCTCAAGGCACGAGAATCTCAGCTTGTAGATGTCCAGGAAATATCAGGATCTTCTGCAGGTTCGATTCTAGCCCTCTTCTTGGCTATGGGTATGTCGGTTGATGAAATATTAGAGACTGCTGTGTCTATCAACATCTCAAACTTTTTCAAAATAAAGTTGGGTTCATTCTTTACCAAGTTTGGATTTGTAGATATGCAACCAATTCGAAAGAAATTAGTTGATATATGTGGTTCAGACCCAACATTTGATGATTTGGAAATGAAGATTTACATTTCGGCATTTTGTTTAAACACGTCCGAAACAGTTTACTTTTCTAAAGATTCACACCCTGATATGAAAGTCATAGATGCAGTTTGTATGAGTATGGCTGTTCCATTTATATTTTCATGTGGAACATACATGGATAAGACGTATGTGGATGGTGGTATGAAAGAGGAATACCCATTGACACCATTCCTGGATAAAAAGCCATACGAAATTACATGCATGAAGGTAATAATCAATCAAATTTACCAGGAAGATATCAATACACCGAGGCTATTTGTTGAGACACTGGTTCGTTCTGCCTTGTCAAATAGAGAGAAATACGAAAAACCTGTAGAGGAACTTGAAATAAACATAGGAGATACAAACATATTTGATTTTAGCATGAGTTATGAAGAGAAGATTAGATTGTTTAATACAGGTTACACTTTTTTAAATTAATACTTTTTTGTCAGTCTAATATATATGATAGATGCGTGTGATCCAGACGCAGATCTGAGCACTCTTCGGAAGTTAATAAAGTTGAACACCGGAGAGAATATTAAACTGACAAAAGATGAAATATGTCAAGTTTACAAAAATATTCAGGATGAAAAGTTACCCTTGCCACCCCTGATTTTGAGTAGGGATAAGACCTACATGATTGATCGTAAATCTCCTTTATCAATGAGAGATTATGAAAAACTTTTCGACTCTTCGTCGAGACTTGCTGATATAAAGCGACTCGCGCGTAAAGTTAAGCTGGAGAGTGTCGATAAAAAGACCAAGAGTGATTTGATCATAGCAATCGGGAAGAGATTGAGACACCTGAAAGTTTCTGAACCCATTAAGATCTCGAGAAAACGTGTCATCAGGAAAAAGTCTGTGATTGTTCCTAACAACAGAAACAATCTGAACTCTGCTATGAACGTCACCGAGACGAGGAACAATCTGAACACCAACGTCATCAACGAGAAAGGGGACAGGAACAATCTGAACACCAACGTCATCAACGAGAAAGGGGACAGGAACAATCTGAACACCAACGTCATCAACGAGAAAGGGGACAGGAACAATAGGGGTGTCAAGTTTCCGAGCGAAAGTATCTTCAAAAGTCAACCGAAACCCAATTTTCTCAAAGATCGTAGTCCTCGAAACTCTCAAACGAATGGGATTAGGTTTGGTAACGTTTTCAACCGAGTTACACCATCATTTCTTAAGAAAAGTAGGAGAAATAATCCTCAACCTAAATCTAATGTGTTTGATAATCCTGACCCAGGTCCTGTCATACCGAGTGGTTCCAATTTCCCTGTGAAACCAAACGTCCCTGTGAATCAAAACGTCCCCGTGAATCAAAACGTCCCTGTGAAGCCAAACGTCCCTGTGAAGCCAAACGTCCCTGTGAATCAAAACGTCCCTGTGAATCAAAACGTCCCTGTGAAGCCAAACGGTTCTAAACCTCAGTCATCTATATTTGGTGGATTGTTTGGGAGTTCAAATGGTGTATCTGAGTTGAAGTCTACACTGAAGAAAAAGTTGAAGACACTGAAAAAACTTAGAACTGATGAAGTCAATATGTTCTTAGCGAAGGTATCCAAACCTGAAAATCTCGATAACATATTCGAAGAGGCTAGACAAAAAGATCAACAGCGATACACTGAAGAATCCGAGCGTGTGGAAAGGAAGATTAGGAATGCCAAAACTGATGAAGAAAGGAGAAAAGCTATCACAGAGAACAGGCGCGTCAAACAGGAAAAAGCTGCTGCAAATGTTCAAGCCCGGAAAAATGTGGCGACACTGAAAGAGAATGAGAGACGGATAAACCTAGCTAACAAATCCAAAGCAATCAAGAATGCTAAACAGGCTCTTAAAAGGAATCTTGACTCACTCAAACAACTGTCTCGAGCTGAAAAGAATTCTTACTTGTCTAGGGTTAGGGCTGTGGAAAACATAGACGATGTGTTCATAACCGCCAGCCAATTGGATCAGAAACGTTATGATCAGAAAATACAAAACGTCGAAGACAGGGCTTCCAAGGCTAGAACAGAAAAAGAAAGACTCGAAGCGAAGAAGGAGAAGAACCGTTTAGAGCGGGAACAGGGTGAGGAAGAGAAAAAGGCCCGCGTGAAGGCCAAGCAGCTGAGAAACCAATCCGTTCGAAACAAACTGAATAACACTAGGGCTAAACAAAAGATTGAAAAAGTGAACGCCAACTCTTCAATGAAGTCGACAGCCTTAGAAGCCAAGACAAGAAATAAGAAGATCCAGACAGCTAAAAACTCTCTCAAGAGGAACCTGGGATCCCTGAAAAAGTTATCTGTATCTGAACGAGTGTCTTATCTTAGCAGAGTCAGAACCCTTGAAAACTTGGACGATATATTTTCCGATGCGCAAAAATTGAACCAAGAACGTTATAATCAGCAACTCACCAATCTCAAACAGAAGAATTCGCAAGTAAGAAATGAAAAGGAGCGTAAGAGAATTGCAAATGAAACCAGGCGAGTGACTAGAGAACAGGAAGGGGCTAAAATTCAGGCGACAAAGAATCTTAAAAAGATGAGAGAACTTGAAAGGAAATTCAAAAATGAAGAGAGACGCCAAAACATTATGGACAGGAACAGGAATAAACGAATCCAAAATGAAAATATAATTCCAGAGCCAAAGCCAGAGCCAAAGCCAGAGCCAAAGCCTTTCAATGCAAGGGGTAAATTCAAGAACGCTGGTGGAAAGGTAAGCACTCTAGTCAAAAGCTTTAATATGAAAAAGAAAAACACCCCAAAGCCTTTCAATGCAAGGGGTAAATTCAAGAACGCTGGAGGAAAGGTAAGCACTCTAGTCAAAAGCTTTAATATGAAAAAGAAAAACACCCCAAAGCCTTTCAATGCAAGGGGTAAATTCAAGAACGCTGGAGGAAAGGTAAGCACTCTAGTGAAAAGCTTTAATATGAAAAAGAAAAACACCCCAAAGCCTTTCAACGCAAAGGGTAAATTCAAGAACACCGGTAGAAAGGTAAGCACCCTAGTGAAAGGCTTCAATATGAGGAAAAACACCCTAAAGCCTTTCAAACCCAAACTAAACACGATCAACGAGAAACCAAATCAGGAGAAGAAGGCTGTGAATGATGAAAACACGTTCAACGCAGCAGCTGAACTTAACAAGCAGTTGAACATCAAGGGTAAGGAACTCAACAAAGCAAACACTGACAGGAAGGTTCGTGAGGGTGTTGAATTTAAACTGAAACAAATTGATGGTTTAACGAACGCTGATGTCGCTGAGTTTATGAAGAAGTGGAACAAGTCGAAGAATAAGACTATTTTTAATCAGGCTCGGAAGAGAGGTGCTGGCCGTGTCGCGGGTAAAGCAAAAACCGAAGAACGCACGAAACCGAAGGTGGCCAATAATTTCAACGCAGGGGCTGAGATAAACAGACTTAACCTAGCACCAACCAAGAACAGGATTTTCAAAAAAGCTAAAAATGAAGTCGGTCGTTTCGCGGGTCGCATTGGTAAATGGGATCCCGCGATTAAGAACGCGAAGAATGATGCTACTCTGAGAAACCTGGAAAAACAATTGAACAAGAAGATCGAGTTGCGTAAAGAAATTCAAATGAGCAAAATTGGACCAATCAAAAAGCGTGGTCATCTCGAAAAGGTCATGGAACTCAAGAATGACGTGGCTCAGAGACGTAAAATTTTCGAGGAACAATTGGCGAACCTCTCGAAGAAGGGTGAAAGAAACACACTCAAAAAGTATATCCAGGGTCTGAATATACCACGGGAAAATAAGACTGGATACATTAAGAGAATTAACGCACCCAGTGCAAACCTCGCATTAATTCGCGCATCAGCGGATAAACAAGTGAACCAAAAAATTTCAAACACTTCCAAGTCCCTGGTAGCTGGTGCGATCAAAAAAGCTAAAAATGATGAAGCGGCTACAAAAATTCAGGCAGCCTTCAGGGGTAAAAAGAACAGGAATAAAGTCGCGCGTATGAAATTTGAAAAGAAAACCAACGTCACAAACACTTTCGTTCCAACAGGATTCAATGAGTCAAAGGTATTTGATAACCCTCTAGCGGTTAAACCCACTAAGACATTCCGGAATATCGTGAAAAATAACAAGAAGAGAAGGGTGATGAACAATGTGAAAACTGCCGCTAAAATCGCCGCTGAGAAGAAGAAATTGAGTGAGGCGACTGGTGCTGAGAGGGTTCGATTATCTAGGGAACAATCTGCATCCACGGGTAGAGACAAGGGGAAGAACGCTACCACCGCTGCTAGTCTATTGAAAAAGAGAAACAATCAGTTTGTTAAAACGGGTGTTTCTAAAGCTGCGGCTCTCAAAGCAGAACAGAAGCGTGCTGAAACCGCCGCTAAGAAGCAGGCAAAAAAGAATAAGGTCCAAGAAGCCCTCAAGGCTCAAAAAGCTAGAGGCGAGGCTCTCAAAGCGAAAAGAGCCGCTAAAGAAAAGGAGGAAAAACAGAAAAAAGCGACCAGGGAAGCGGCTGAAAGGTCTGCTGCTGCACTGAAAAAGGCCGCTGCCAGGATGGAAGAGAAGGAAAAGAAAAGGAAGGCTGGGCCAGCTCGAAATGCCAAACTCGCCAAGGAATTGGGGATATCCAAGAAAGCCGCAAAAAAGCGTCGCCCAAAACCTAAGTAAAATGTAAATATAAAGAAAGTAAGAAAAATATGATGAACATTGACGACGATTGCACCGTGCTTACTGACATGCCTCTCAGCGACGAGGTTGTCAGTTTCATTGAAAAGGGTCTCCACCGTGATATGACAGGTGATGATGTCATATCATGGTGTGATGATAATCTTGACGATCTCGCGTCTATTTTTGAAAAGTATAACAGCACGTATGTGTCATACGGGGCTGCTGAGATGACCATGTGTTTTGCTCAAACTATTTATGATCGAGATGACGTGTATGAAGTGTTAGGTAGTTTCGTAGATATTCAGTTTTAATCCATCTCATCAATGATTGGACCATTCGCCTTTTCAGTTTTCGCCTGTTCCGCATATAGTGGGACACACACGTCCATAAATTCACTGGATTTCGCTTCGATTTCCTCCAGTTCAGCAGTTTTATTGTTGTCAATCCAAGAAATCATTTCCTCAACCTTTTCCTTGATTTTTGTTTTGTCGTCATCACCCACAGTGCAATTCTCGTCATCTAGAGTGGAACGAACATTGTAAACCCTTGCTTCAAATTGGTTCATACTTTCAACCTTTTTCATGTAAGCTTCATCATCTTCCTTGTATTTCTCCGCATCCTTACACATGCGTTCGATATCATCCTTGGAAAGTCTACCCTTGTCGTTCGTAATGACAATCTTCTCAGACTTTCCAGAAGCTTTGTCTTCAGCTGTTACATTTAAGATACCGTTCGCATCAACGTCAAACTTGACGTTAATCTGTGGAGTGCCTCTAGGTGCAGGGGGGATACCGTTTAGGTCGAACTTCCCCAGTAGGTTATTGTCTTGAGCCCTGGCACGCTCACCCTCATATACTTGAATAGTCACAGTTGTTTGGTTGTCCGAGTATGTGGAAAAGACTTGCTCCTTCTTGGTGGGAATGGTCGTGTTTCGATCCACGATCTTAGTCATGACACCACCAGCGGTTTCAAGTCCCAGTGAAACTGGTGCGACATCCAAAAGGAGAAGATCTTGCACGTCACCGCTTTCAACCCCGGAAAGAATGGCGGCTTGCACCGCGGCGCCGTAAGCAACAGCTTCATCAGGGTTGATGGATTTATTCAACTCCTTACCGTTGAAAAAGTCCGAGAGCATCTGCTGAATTTTAGGAATTCGTGTGGAGCCACCGACGAGGACAATCTCATCAACACTGGTTTTGTCCATTTTCGCATCCTTGATGACTTTCTCGACTGGTTCCATACACTTTCTGAACAGGTCAGCGTTGAGTTCCTCAAATCGAGCACGGGTGATTGAAGTGTAAAAGTCAACCCCTTCATACAGAGAATCAATTTCCACGGATGTTTGTGCAGTAGAGGAAAGGGTGCGCTTAGCCTTTTCAGACGCGGTTCGAAGTCTCCGTAGCGCACGGGGATTGTCACTGATATCCTTCTTGTTTTTACGCTTAAACTCCTGGATGAAATGCCTGACGAGCCTGGAATCAAAGTCTTCACCCCCGAGGTGTGTATCACCCGCGGTAGCCTTGACTTCGAAAATCCCATCTTCAATGGTCAGGAGAGATACGTCAAAGGTGCCACCACCTAGATCAAAAATGAGAACATTCATCTCTTTGGACTTATCCTTGTCCAAACCGTAAGCGATCGCAGCTGCTGTCGGCTCGTTGATGATACGAAGACAGTTAAGACCCGCGATAGAGGCTGCGTCCTTGGTCGCTTGTCTCTGTGAATCATTGAAATACGCCGGAACTGTGACCACCGCATCTGTGACTGTCTTACCAAGGAAAGTTTCAGCGGTTTCTTTCATCTTTGTGAGAACCATAGATGAGATTTCCTCTGGTTCAAACCTTTTCTTCTCACCCTTGAATTCAATCTCGACAGTCGCCTTGTCAGACTTTCCAGACACAACTTTGTAGGACCAATCTTTGATGTCATCTTGCACTTTTGGATCCGAAAACTTAAGACCAATCAACCGTTTAGCGTCAAACACTGTATTCATTGGGTTCATCGCAGTTTGATTTTTTGCGGCGTCACCAATCATACGTTCACTGTCTGTGAACGCAACATACGAAGGTGTTGTTCTATTACCCTGATCATTGGGTAAAATTTCTACGCGATCATTCTGCCAGACACCAACACAAGAATACGTAGTTCCGAGATCAATACCAATAGCGGGAGACATTATAGGTTATGTTCAAATTATTTCTCTAAATAATTTAAAGAGGTAATCTCTCTTTAAACTAGATGGATGAATGTTCGGTATGTTGTGAACAGTTTAATAAATTGAGGCACAAGAAAGTTGTATGCTTGCACTGTGAATATACGGCATGTAAAAATTGTTGTCAGACATATTTACTTTCGACTGAAACAGACCCACACTGTATGAAGTGTAAGACTATATGGAATCGTGAATTTGTTGATTCGTTTTGCACGAGGTATTTCAGAAACACGGTATACAGAAAACATCGTGAGGACATCCTGTTTAAACGTGAAGAACTTCTGATGCCTGAAACACAACCTGAAGTCGAGAGGATATTGAGCATGAGAAAATTGAATGAAATGTTAAGGAATCAGAAACGAAGACTTGTTGAATTACATGCCATGTACATAAGAACAGAGGAAGACATTGTGAACCTACGAACCCATCCAGAAATAATGGTGATATACAGAACTATGGAGTCTATATACAGACATTTAGAAACCTTACGTCAAGGTGGTCAGGATACAACACTTGAGCCGAGAAAGTTTACTCATAAATGCCCGAGTGAAAACTGTAAAGGGTTTCTGAGTGAAAACTGGTTTTGTGGTTTGTGTTCAGTTTACTTTTGTGAGAAATGCAACGACGTGAAAGATGAAGATCATGTATGTAATCCAGACACTGTAAAAACGATGCAACTCATCAAGAGAGATAGTAAATCCTGCCCCAAATGCGGAATCATGATTCACAGAACTGATGGATGTGCGCAAATGTGGTGCACGTCCTGCCATTGCACATTCAATTGGAGAACTGGTGAAATTGAAACTGGAAGAATACACAACCCACACTATATACAGTTTAAGCGTAAAACGAACACATCTAGGGAGCATGGAGATATACCATGTGGGGGTATTCCATCGTTTAGGGAACTCCGGGAAAAGATGGCGACACAAGAAATACTCCAATACGCCATGGTCGTTTATGAGACCGATAGACACAATTTATACCTGGATACGAGACCCCCAGACAATGTGAACTTTCGGATAGGCTACATGCTCAACGAAATATCACTAGAAGATTTCAAAAACATTCTACAACGACAAGAAAAGTTTGTAGACAAAGTGAGGGACATATCTAACATCTATGAGATGATTATTCATACGGGTGGTGACATATTGAGGCAATACATCATTGACCCCGACGGTCATGATTATTACCTATCTGTGTTACATGGTATTGTTGACTACAGTAACGAAGTGTTCTCCAATATCAGGAAGAGATATAACTGTCATTTACCTAAAAATATAATTATCTAGATATGTTAGGATGATACTTGTTTTCTTTTTGATAGTGTTGGTGTTATGTTTACTCCCAACGTACAAGACTCCAATGATTCTGAGTGACTTCATATCACCCGAGGAACGACAGCATAT